TCATGCGGGCCTCCTCGACGGGCACGGCCCAAGGTGGGCGACCATGGGCCGCGTCGCGCTGAGTCCCCTGGCGATGAACGGCACCACCAGGTGAGTGCGCTGCACCCGCTGCAGGCAGGCGGCGCATGAGATCGGTGGCTTGCCCGCCGCCTGGCGGGCCTGCTCGTGCTGGACACGGCGGCCGTAGGCGACCCGGCAGGAGCCGTTACGGGCGCAGTACTCGCACTGCTCTGTGTGGCTGAGCCAGGCGAAGTACGTCTCATGCCACGTCTTGCGGGTCAGATAGCAGGCGGGGCAGCTGTGGGGGCGCCAGCCGTCGGTGCCTCCGAGGTCGATGGCGTCGGCCTGGAGAGGCTGGTCGCACCAGGTGCACAGGGTGCCTGCCTGCTGGTCGGAGGTGAGGTGTCCGACCTCGAAGGTGAGGAGGAAGCGGCTGATGGCCGGGTCGATGATGGGGGTGCCGGTCATGAGGCGGCTCCCTCGAGGGCCGCAGCAGCGTGCACCGCATCGGCCACGAACCGGCCCACCACGAGCGGGTCGCACAGCTCGCCGAGCGATGCCATCGGGACCGACCAGTACGAGTCGCGGGTTCCCGCGTTGTACTCCGTGCGGTCGACGGGCGGCACCCCCAGGTAGGCGCCGCGGCCGAGGACGCCAACGCCCGGCTTGTGCCAGCGGACGGCCTCCTTGTGCCACGTGCGGGGTGTCCGGCCCGGGACGAGCAGGTAGTAGCGCCAGCCGCCGTGCATTGCGCACGCCACCGGCCCGCCTTCCAGCCGCTCGGCGAGGAACACGTCTAAGCCGCGGGGTTGCACGGTGTGGGCGAGGGCCTGCACGAGGGCGGCCGGGACGTGAACCGCGGACATCAGCCCGCCGAGCGGGAGCATCGCCAGCCCGTGTTCCGCCCACTGACCGCGGGCTTTCGCGCGGGCCTCTCGGGTGGGGAGCGTCGACAGCAGCCAGTGCTCGACGGCCAGGCGCCGCTCGGCGCCGGTGCAGATGATCGGCTGGGGCTCGGCGGTCATGCTGCGGGCTCCTGCTGCGCGCAGGCGTCCTCGAGGGCCGCGGCGAGGGCTTCCGGGTTGGTCACCCAGCGGCCGTCGCCGGGGGTGATCCGCCAGTGCGGGCCGGGGCCCTGGGTGCGTCGGGCCGGGGGGATGGTCAGGGAGGTCCCGGCGCCGAGGGCTCGGGTGGCGACCATGCGCCACTCGGCGGCCGTGCCGACGGGAACGAAGTAGTACAGGACGGTGCGGTCTTCGACGACGGCGCCGCAGCGGGAGCCGAGGATGCTCATGGCCGCCAGGCCGAGGCTGCGCGGTACGCGGATGACGTCCCAGTCCCTTCCGGCCTCGTGCAGCGTGCAGTCGGCGGCGGACGGAAGGCGTTTTGTCAGCATCGGGGTCTCCTCGGGCTCCCGTGGCGGTCAGGTGCCATCAGAGTGGCTTGCACGGCGCGTCATTGAGAGGACTCGGAGAGGTCTCTTGGTCGCCCCGAAGAGGACTTTCTTTGCGCCTAAGGGGTGACGACTGGCCAAGTGGAGGACTCCGCGCGACACTTGCCGGAGCTCTCAGGATGGAGGTGCAGCAGTGGCACGACCCGGGAACACACGCTTGAAGTCCGCCCGGCTCGCGGCCGGTTACCACTCCCAGCAGGCCCTCGCGGACGCGCTCAGTGTCGGCGTGCGGCAGGTCCGCCGGTGGGAGTCCGACCAGCCGCCCGTCCCGCACCCCGAAGTGGCCCAGGCTCTCACACGGCTCCTCGGGCAGGACCTCGAAGCCCTCGGCTTCACCCCGGCTGCCGGGACAACCGTTGGCCACCCGCGCCGCACGGTGCTCGCCGCGACCGCCGCCGTCGGCCTGGCCGCAGTCCCCAGCCAGGCCATCGCCGTGCAGCCCGCCACGGCCGCCGAGGACTACGAGGCCGTCACCCGCTCGCACCGCCGGCTGTACTGGTCGGTCGCCCCGGCCACCCTGCACCCGGCCGCGCTCGCCCACGCCACCCTCGGGTGCGCGCTCCTCCCGGAGGCCGCAGGCGAGACGCGCCGCCGCATCGCCGCAGCGCTCGCCGAGACGTGGCTGCTCGCCGGGCGGATCGAGTTCTTCGACCTGCGGGACGCCGAGCGTGCACGGCAGACGTGGCTACGCGCGCTCCAGGCCGCCGGCGAAGCCGACGACCCGCTGATGGGCGCCGCGGTGCTGGCGCACACCGCGTTCATCCCCGCCTGGGAGGGCGACCGGGACGCCGCCGTCGAGCGGATGACGGCGGCGCGCACGTACGCCCGCCGCGGCCCGGCCTCCGCGCTGCTCCTCGCCTGGCTCGACGCGGTGGAAGCGGAGTGCGAGACCCGGTGCGGGCACACCCGGACCGCGCTGCACCTGATCGGGCACGCCGAGGACGTCCTCGCCGCGGACAACGAGCACCAGAGCCCCGAGTGGCTGGACTGGTTCAGTCCCGTGCGGCTCGCCGCGTTCAAGGGCAACACCCAACTGCGGGCCGGGCACTTGCCGCAGGCGCGGACCACGCTTCTCGGCGTCCTGGACGCCCTCGCCCCGAGCGAGGACAAGCAGGCCACCGTCGTCCTTGGCGACCTGGCCGCCGTCGAGGCCGCGGCGGGCGACCCCGACGCTGCGTGCGGGTACGCGCTGCGCGCCCTCGATCAGTTGGAGCGCACCTGGTACGCGATGGGCATGGACCGCGTGCGGGAGGTGCGGCGCGCCCTGGTGCCGCACCAGCACGAGCGGTGCGTCCGGGAGTTGGACGACCGGCTGTACGGGTGGGCGACGACCGTCAGCGCCCTCGCTCGTTGAAGCGGCGGATCTCGCCGGACAGTTCGAGGAGGCTCTCGACCCTGACGGTCGGGAGCTTCTCCGCTTCCTCCGTGTGCCACTGGATCGTCGCCCACGGCCCCCGGCGCACGAGCGCGGTGTGCATGCCGGCCGCGACCGCCGGGCGGATGTCGTTGTCGACGCGGTCGCCGACGTACAGCATCTCGGCGGGCTCGGCCGGGACGACCTCGGCGACGCGGTCGAAGAACGCCCGGTCGGGCTTGCTGGCGCCCCAGTCGTCGCTGGTGCCGATCAGGTCGACGTCGCCTGAGAACAGCTCGCGCAAGATGCCGCCCGCGCGGACGGTCTGGTTCCCGGCGATGCCCAGCCACAGGCCGTCCGCCCGAAGGGCCGCCAGGGCGTCGCGGACGTCCGGGTAGAGGTCGGCCTCGCTGAAGGTCTCCGGCTGCCCGGCCTCGGCGCGGCGCTCGCGCTCGGCGTAGAGGTCGAAGCCGGGCCGGAACTCCTCGAAGGTCTCGCGGTAGTCGCGGCCTTGGGCGATGACGGCGCCGAACATGGCGTGGAAGGTGTGGCGGGGCACGCCGAGCCAGTCGGCCCAGGTGCCGTACTCGGTGGTCTCGTCTACGAGGCACTCGCCGACGTCGAAGATCACAGCGCGAATCATGGGCACGACGATATCCGGGCATGACGCAAGGGCCCCCACCACCCGAAGGCGATGGGGGCCACGCGGTCCGTGCAGGAGCTACCGGTCGGCGATCGTCAGATGGATCGACCGCTCATCCACCAGGCCCCCGTCCGTCGTGATCTGGCAGACCAGCGTGTACACGCTGTCGACGACCCCGCCCGACACCCGCTGCGTGACAACCGTGTCACCCACCACCGGCGCCCCCACCGCCGTCAGCCCCGCCGGCACCGCGACCGTCGCAGAGCTGATGGCATCAGCCACCTCGGCCAGCCACGCCGACCAGTCCCAGCTGTAATCCAGCAGGGCAGAAGGGTCCTTGATGAAGCTGTCGGACACGGCCTTACCTCCGGACGATCAGGGTGCGGCGCTCGGCGGGCACAGCGAAGCGCCGGCGCTCGGCGGGGACGGTGAAGGTGCGCTCCGGGCTCGGCGTGCCGGACGACGGCACGATGAGCAGGCGCGCGATGTCCACCTCCAGCGCAGGCACCAGGGCCGCCGTCTTGGCCCCCATGAGCGGCAGCGCGGTCTCGGCGGTGCCTGCGGGGCCGAGCACGGACGGTGCCACCCCGCTCAGGGCCTGGGCGGCGTCCTGCTCGACGGCTGGGGTGAGGACCACAGTCTTGGCCCCGGCGAGCGGCTGAGCCGACTCGGCGGCCCCGGCCGGAGCGAGGGCGGCCGCCTTGGCACCGGTGAGAATCTGCGCGCTGTCCAGCCCGGACGCCACGGTGAGCGCGGCGGCCTTGGCCCCGGTCAGCAGCTGGGCGGCGGCGGTCTCCGCGGCGGTAGCGAGCGCGCCGATCTTGGCGGCGGTGAGGGGCTGAGCTGCCTCGGTGGAGGTGGCGGTACCGAGGGTGGCACCGGCCGTGACATCGGCGGCGGCGAAGTCATCGAATCGCAGCCCGCTGACCGATTCGGCGCGGATGCCGACGCTCGTACCGGTGGGCACATCGGTGTTGGTGACGTTGACCCGCTCGATGCCATTGACGAACCCGCGGATCGCAGAGCCGACTGCCTGGACCTTGGCGACGTCGCCGGGGGCGGCGGCAGCCGAGTACGTGCCGATGACGAGGAACGATCCGCCGACGACCGCGAACAGGTCCCACGTCGATCCGTTGTTCCGCCACAGGTAGCCCTGGCTGATGTTCGCGTTGCCGCGGCACCACACGCCCTGGCTCGCCGCCGTCGTGGCAGCGATGGTGACCTGCGCAAAGTTGTCGTTGCTGGCCATCGCCGTGGCCGCGCGGAGGATGATCGTGCCGCCCGCGGCGCCCGGCGAGAGCTGCTGCGAGATGATCGACCAGTCGCCGGACACCTCCACCCACCCGGCGCCCAAGTCGGTGGAGTCGGGCCGGTTGAAGTCGTCACTGAAGCTGGTCATCAGGCGGTGGAGCTCGCCCGGTAGAAGTCGGCGATCGACAGGGTGAACGCGTTCCCGTCCGGCGTCCAGGCCACGTCGTGCTTGGTGAGCGGGACCAGGTCGGCGTCGGTGCCGGTGGTGGTGTCGGGGTCGTAGCAGATCACCACGGCGCCGATGGCGTTGCCGGTGGGTGAGGTCCAGGTGACGTCGGTGGCGTCCACCTCGACCCGGTCGTTGGTGTCGTTGACGGTGACCGTCACGCCCGCCAAGGCCTTGCGGCCAACGCTGGTCTGCTCGTTGGTGGTGCCGGCCACCACGTCGGCGAGGGTGTCCTTGTCGCGGAGGACGGCGTCGGTCTCCAACCCGGACGCTTCCAGCGGCACGAGGACCAGGCCGTCGTTGGCGGCGGGCAGCGCGGCGAGCGATGCGACACGGCCGAGGGCGACATTGAAAACGATCGAAGCCATTGGGCTACTCCTCTTACGGACTTCAGCTGTTCAGGTCGTGGAGATACGGCTGGACCTCTTCGGGTACGGGATGAGGCGGGGGTGGCGGCTCCAGGTGCTGGTCCCGCATGTAGCCGACCAGCGTCCGGCACCAGCTGGCGATGTACCGCAGCGCGAAATCCTGGGAGGCGATCCTGCCGCGGTCCCGTTCGGACTCGGCCTTCTGCTCAGCCAGTTCCGTCTTCACCTCGCCGAGGCTGGTACGGAGCTCGCCGACGATCGTGGTGAAATCATCCCGGCGCTGCTGCCCGCGCGGCTGGCGCCGGCCGACGATGGCGGTGACGATGCCGCCCGCAGCAGTCACGAGGGCGACGGCCAGCGCGCTCAGCGCGGTCAGCATCTCAGGTCTCACGCGGTGGCTCCGATCGTGCGCGGAGCGGCTCCGTCCAGCCGATTGCGACGAGGCAGACCAAGCCGAACGCGCCGAAGATGACGGCGGGAACCCAGCCCCGCGGGTACTCGCCCAGGGGCCACCACGCCGCGAGATAGGACATGGACCAGGGGGCGGTGATGGCCCACACGGCGAGGAAGCCCGGCCAGTCCCGACGTGGTGGCAACCAGGAGCAGACCAGCGCGGTGGTTCCGGCCGCCATCCAGAGGGCGCCCCACACGTCGAGGGGCCACGCTTTGAGAAGGAGGCACAGGCCGCGCAGGTCCTCGGGTGGTTGCACGATCTGCCCGTAGCCGTAGAGGGAGGCGATCACGCCCTTGAGGGTGAGGAGGGCGCCGCGGCGGCCGAGTCGGTCGGTAAGCCGCCTGGCCGCCGCGCGCATCAGACGCCCTTGGCCAGGGACGCGCTGTTCTTGCTGCCGAACGCGCGGGCCAGGATGCCCTTCACCAGGGTCCCGGCGGCGGCGATGGCGGCGGCCGCCATCGTCTCCCAGAAGCTGGCGTGGAACATGTCGCCAGGGCCCGCCGCGATGGCGACGCCGCCGGCCGCGACGACCGCAGTGGCCAGGGTGCGCTCGGCCAGGTCTCTGGCGTACGTCTTTGCCGTCTTCACGACGGTCTCGGTGTTGGGCATGTTGATCTCGGACATGGGCTTCCTCTTTCAGACGGGCTGGGCCAGTTGGCGACAGCCGATGACGGTCCCGGAGGCGTTGCGGACCTCGCGGTAGGGGACGAGCAGGTCGGCGCGGCGCGGGGCCAGCGCGAGTGCGACGGGCAGCGACACGATGTAGGAGGCGCCCTCGCGGCGGCGGGGCAGGCCGATGGCGTGGCCGTACTGGACGACCTCGACGGGGATGCCGTCGCGGTACTCGCTGCTGTGTGGGACGACGCCGAGCCGGGCCGGCCGCTTCTCCGGCTCGATGACGAGGCGGAGGCCGGGCTCCAGGTCGTCGAGGCCGTCGGGCCGGTCCGCCTGGTAGATGCGGATCGGGTGCGGGGTCAGGTTGAGGATCACGCCACGACCTTGAAGCCGTGCCGGGCGCCCAGCCGCTTGGCCGAGTCGAGGCCGGGGATGCCGTCGGCGGGCTGGCCGGGCTGGCGGCCGCGGTAGCCGAGGCGCTCCTGCCACTCGGAGGTGGCGGTCTTGGTGTCCGTACCGAAGTGCCCGTCGAGGCGCTTCTTGGCGAGCAACCCTTCGTCGACGAGGGCGGCCTCCCAGATCCGCACGCCCTCGTAGGTGCACGGGGTGCCCTTCATTCCGGGGTTGGTGCGGGCGGCCTCGCGCAGCTTGGACAGGTCGATCGTCGGCGGCTTCGGCGCCGGCAGCGGGGTCGTGGGCGGCTTGCTGCTGAGACGGCTCGCGATCCGGGCGCGCATGGACGCCATGGTGAAGCCGCGGGGGTCGACCTTGCCGGGCTGCCACTCCAGGTGCCCGATGACGGAGAGCGCGTCCCATCCGTGGTGGCGGCAGATCGCGGCGGCCGTGCGCTCGATCGCCTCCAGTTGCTCCGGCGGCCAGGGGTCCTGGCCGTCGCCGAGGTTCTCGCACTCGAAGCCGTAGAACGCGCGGTTCCCGTCGACCGTGGCTTCGTCGTCGGGGGGAAGCGGCTTCTCGGTGATGACGGCGCGCAGGACGTCGGGGTCGCCCAATCCGGCGTGGTTGGCGCGGCCGTAGCCGACCAGGTACACCGTTCCGTTCTTGGCGATCATGCCGTGGCAGAGGGGTCCGGGCAGGCCGGAGTAGCCGTCGCGGACGATGCCGACGGTGTTGGTCGTGCCGGATGTGACGGTGTGGTGGATCATCACGCCGTGCACGGGGCCCCAGGGGCCCTTGGTGTTGCGGTTGTGGTGGGCCCAGTCGCCGACTTCGACGACGGTGATGCCCTCGGCGTGTAGAGCTGCGGCGAATTGTTCGGCGCTCATCGGTGTGGCCACGGGGAGTCCTCCATCCGTCGAACCGACTCCTTGGAATCGTAGCCTGAGCTTGCCAATCTCCATCGATTCGAAGGTACAGTTCCTGGCAGTCCTCTCAGAGGGACCGACGGTGGGGGCCCCGTGCGGGTGGCCCTCACCGTCATAAACCCGCACCGACCCGCACAACCCGCACTGGAGCACTCTCATGACCGATCCGTGCCAGCGGCCCGAATGCGGCGGCGAGACCCACACCGACGGCTGGGGCAACCCCATCCAGTGCCCCGCCCGGCGCTGCCCGCGCTGCGACTGCCCGGACAACGCCCCCCAGTGCGAGCACTGCAAGGTCTGTCCCCACGCCGACCGCACGCCGACCGCCGCCACACCGGCCGAGCCGGTCACCCTCACCGTCGAGCAGCTCTACACGCTCGTCGTCGCCGTGCAGCACCGGGAGAACAGCGTCCTCCTCGGCAGGCCCGTGCCGACGTTGCCGTCCTGCCCGACGTGCCAGCAGGCGCCCGAACGCCTGAGCAGCTCCTCCGACATCGCCAACAGCGGCTTCCGGCTGAGCTTCCAGCCGTGCCGCCACACCTTCATCGCCAACGCCGACGACCTCTCTGAGGCGTACACCCTGGCCCGGCAGCAGCCCGAGCCGCCCCTTCCGGACGACGGCACGTACCCCGAGGCCCCGCCCGTCCCAACGCCACTGGAGGAAGCGCAGGCGACCATCGAGTCGCTCCGCTACCAGATCCGCCGCGCCCGCGAGGCCCTCGCCACCGACGAACCGGACAGCGCCGAAGCGGCCATCTCCCGTGTGCGCGCACTGCACCGAGAAGAGATTGGCCTCTGCGAGCACTGCACCCGCGAGGACGGCGTGCCGTATCCCTGCCCCACCATCCGCGCCCTCGACGGCGCGCCCACCAAGGAGCACCACTCATGAAGGTCCTCGTCACCGGCGGCACCGGCTTCATCGCCACCTGGATCCGCCGCGAACTCACCGCCCGCGGCCACACCACCCTCATCCTCGACCACCAGGACCGCCGCCAACACCTCGCCCGCGGCGAGGAGTTCTTCCTCGGCGACGTCCGCGACCACGTCGCCGTCACCGAAGCCGCCGCCCACGTCGACGGCATCATCCACCTCGCCGCCGTCCTCGGCACCCAGGAGACCATCAGCAACCCCCGCCCCTCCGCCGAGACGAACATCCTCGGCAGCCTGAACGTTTTTGAGGGCGCCACCCAGTACCAGCTCCCCACCGTGTACGCCGGCGTCGGTAACCACTTCATGCGCCTGCAGGGCACCGGCTGCTACACGATCACCAAGAGCGCGGCCGAGGACCTCGCCCGGATGTACAACGCGTACCGGGAGGGTGGGCAGATCACAATCGTCCGGCCGGTCAACGCTTACGGGCCCGGCCAGTCCGTCGCCGCGCCGTACGGCACATCGAAGGTGCGGAAGATCCTGCCGGCGCTGACGTGCCGGGCGCTGACGGGCGCGGACATCGAGGTGTACGGCGACGGCACGCAGGTCTCGGACTGCGTGTACGTGGAGGACGTGGCCAGGGCGTTCGTGACGGCGCTCGAGCACAACGCCGAGACCGGGCGGCCCACGCAGGCGCCGGTGGAGGTCGGTCCGATGACGTCGTGCACGGTCAACGACATCGCGCGCCTCGTCGCCGAGTACGCGGCGAAGGTGACGGGCCGGGAGCCGGTCGGGATCAAGCACCTGCCGATGCGGCCGGGCGAGGTCCCGAACGCGGTGGTCAAGTCGGACACGTCGACGTTGCAGCAGATCGGCATGTCGGCGGCGGACTTCGTGTCGCTGGAGGAGGGAGTACGGCGGACGGTCGACTTCTACGCCAGCGAGTGGCTGCCCGGCTGGCTGAAGGAGGCGGGGGTCAGTGCCTGAGCAGATCCGGCGTCTGCCATACGAGCACGCCTTGCACGTGGTCAACGAGACGGCCGAGAGCCTGCGCTTGATCGAAGCTCTGCCGTCTGGGCGCCCGCGTGACCTGGATGGTCCGACCGCGATCGGTGCACTCACAGTGCGGTCGAACCTGGCCATCGCCTCCGCGCTACTCGTGATCGCCGACGCGCTACGCGGGCTGGCGCCGAGCGGCGAGGAGGGTTGAGGTGGCCCGCTTGCAGATCCTGCCGCTCCCCGACGCCGCCGACGACGATCGGCCGCCGTTCGCCCTGATCGTCGATGAGTACGAGCCGCGCCGCTACGTCCTGGGGCTCGACCAGGAGCACTCGCCGGCAGACGAGTTCGCGGGCGTCGCCGAGCAGATCGGCGCCCGCACGGTCCTCGTCTTCCAGGACACCGTGACCATCCCGGCCAACGAGCCGACCGCGCCCGCCGAAGGCGACGCCCAGACCGCCGAGCTCCTCCACGCCCACGAGCAGACCCGCCTCGCCCTCTGCGACGCCCTGCTCCTCTCCCGCGACACCACCTGGCACCAGCTCACCGAGCAGGCCGCCGCCCGCCAGCGCGAGACCGCCAGCCTGTACCGACAGCTCGACGCCGCCAAGGGCTCCCCGCAGGTCGACGTCTGCATCGGCGACACCACCTTCACCCCAGAGGCCCTGCGCGAGGCCGTGCAGTGCAGTGCCCGCAAGGAGAAGGGCGGTACCTCGCGATGAGAGTCCACTTCTGGTCCGCCGACACGGCCGGCAGCGCCTTCTACCGCGCCGTCCTCCCCGCCATGGCCCTGTCCTGGCTCGGCCACCAGACCAGCCACGGCGTCCGCCTCCCACCCAACTGGGCCTCCTACGACACGATCGTCGGCTGCCGCGTCGCCCAGACCGGCCCCACGAAGATGTGGCAGCACCTCAAGACGGAGGGCAAGCGGCTGGTCCTCGACCTCGACGACGACTACTTCCACCTCGACCCGTCCAACCGCGCCGCCGTCGAGGCCTGGACACCGGACATGCTCCGCCGGCTCGCCGACAACCTCGCCCTCGCCGACCTCGTCACCTGCGTCACCGAGCCCCTCGCCGCAGTGCTGCGCGACTACGCGGCCGACGTGCGGGTCATCCCAAACGGGCTGCCCGCCCAGTACCTCGGCCACCCCCGCGACTACACGGCCGAGGGACGGCCGCTGTACATCGGCTGGGCCGGGACGACATCGACGGTCGCCGAGCTGCCGGAGGCGGTGCGCGCCCTGAACCGGATCGCGCAGTACCCGCGCGGCGGGGACGGGGTGATGGTGCGGCTGGTGGGGATCGGCGCGGAGCAGGCGATGGGGCTGGGCCTGCGGGGCCGGCGGGTGGGGGCGCTGGGCTGGGTGGAGCGGCTGGAGCACTACCTGCACGCGGTCGGGGAGTTCGACGTGTGGTGCGCGCCGTACCGGTCCACGCCCTTCAACGCCGCGAAGTTCCCGACGAAGTGGCTGGAGGCCAGCGTGCTGGGCATCCCGCTGGTCGCGTCGGACACGGAGGCGTACCGGCGGGTGATCCGGCATGGGGAGAACGGGTTCTTGGTGCGGTACGAGCACGAGTGGGGCCGGTACTTGAAGCGGTTGGTGGACGATCCCGAGCTGCGGGAGCGGATCGGGATGACGGCGCGTGGTGAGGCGTCGGGGAGCATCATGCAGGCGCTGCACCACCAGTGGGAGGCGGTAGTCCGCGTGCCCGAGGCGGTGACCGTGTGACCGGGCCCGACCACTACCGCGAAGGCGAACGCCTCCTCGCCGAGTCCCAAGACACCAGCCTGGCCTTCCACCCCGGGGAGGCAGCAGCGCTCGCCGCCCAGGCGCAGGCCCACTTCCTCGCCGCGCTCACCGCCGTCCACGCCGAGGACAAGTTCACCCTCAGCGTCGCTTGGCAGAAAGCGGTGGGCTGGTGAACGCAGAGACGAAGGCCGCCTACCAGCGACTCGCCGACGCCATCAACGAGGTCGCCCACCTCGAAGAAGCCGAGGGCGTACTCACCGAGTGGGCCGTCATCTTCGCCGCTCAACGCTACGACCAAGACGGCGACGGCATCACCCAGGTCGGCACCATCCTCCCCGAAGGCGGCGGAGGCATCCCGTACCACCGGCTGATGGGCCTGCTCGACTACACGCTGACGCGTTGCCGGGCGGAGGTGGCACGCTATGACGACTAGCCTCAGGGTCCTCGTCACCGGCGCCGAAGGCTTCATCGGCAGCCACCTCTACACCGCCCTCGCCGCGCGCGGCCACACCGTCACCCCCATCGACAAGCGACACGGCCGCTCCACCAGCGACCTCGACTTCCTCCGCTGGGTCGTAGGCGACACCCGCCCCGACGTCATCGCCCACCTCGGCGCCTCCTGCTCCACCCAGGTCAGCTTCCGCGACCCCATCGGCGACTTCCACGACAACGCCGTCGGCACCGTCAACGTCTGCGAGGCCGCGCGCTGGGCCGGCGGCATCCCCGTCATCTACACCAGCACGGTCAAGGTCTACCCCGGCGCCGACGGCCGGGTCGCCCCGCTCGGCCAGTCCAAGCGCGTCGGCGAGGACTACCTCCGTCTCTACGGCGACCTGTACGGCCTGCCCTCCGTCATCCTCCGCCCCTCCACCGTGTACGGGCCCGGCCAGGCCGGAAGCGCCGAAGCAGGGTGGGTGACCTGGTTCCTCAAGGCGTTCCTCACCGGGCAGCCCCTCACCCTGCATGGCGACGGCACCCAGTCCCGCGACATCCTCCACATCGACGACTTCACCGCCCTCCTCGTCGACATCGCCGAGCACTTCGCGGACTACGAGCGCCGCGACCCGTACGACGTCGGCGGCGGCCCCGCCAACGAGGTCAGCCTCCTCGGGCTCCTCTCCGCCCTGGAGCACGAGACGGGCACCCGGCACCCCGTCACCCACGACGAGGCTCTGCCCGGCGACCTGCACCGTGTCGTCACCGACAACACGTCGATCAGCGGTGTCCGCGGCTGGACCCCCAGGGTTGCGTGGGCCGACGGCGTCAGCGACACCCTCGACTGGCTCGGGAGGCAGTGGTGAAGATCGGCGTCATCATCCCTGCCCGCAACGCGGCGCCGTGGATCGGCGAGATGCTCGCCTCCGTCCAGAGCCAGACCCACCCCGCGCACGCCTACGTCGCCGAGGACCGCTCCGACGACGGCACCTACGAGTGGCTGCGCGACCACCCCGACCTGTGGGCAGGCCTGCGCCGCAACCGGACCCGCAAGGGCTGGGCGGGCAGCCTCAACGCCGCCGCGCAGCTGGCCCTGGACGACGGCTGCGACGCACTGTTCACCGCGAGCGCGGATGACCGGCTGCACCCGGAGTGCATCGCCCGGTGTGCGGCCGTTCTCGACGCGGATGGCGGCCGGGACTTCGTGGTGCCGTGGGCGCAGCAGTTCGGGGAGGCCGAGCATGTGCAGGCGTCGCTGCCGGACTGCGGGCTGGACGACCTGGTGGTGTGGCCGCCGCTGATTGACAAGGCGCTGATCAGGCGGGAGACGTGGGAGGCGGTGGGCGGGTACAGCCTGAAGGCCACGCTGCCCGGGAGCCACGGTGCGGCGGAGGACTGGGAGTTCTGGATCCGGGTGTGGAAGGCGGGGCTGACCCGGTATGCGGTGATCGAACAGCCGCTGTACTTCGTGCGTGTCCACCCGGGCCAGCTGTCCCATGACCGCGGCGAGTGGCATGCGGCGAGCGTGGATCTGTTCCGGCGTCTGCATCCGGATCTGCCGTGGACGGCGGATTCCGGGGTCTGGCCGCCCAAGCACCGCACTACGAGGAGGATCCCATGACCGAGCGCCTCGCCGTCAACGTACACGCCATCCTCGTGGCCCTGCTCAGCGTGCCGCACACCCGGGAGCAGGCCGAGCACGCCGCACACACGGTTCTCGACCTGCACGCCCACGAACTCGCCGAGCTACAGCGCCAAGCCATCGACGCCTTCGACCGCGACGACCACTGGGGCACGCACTACCGCCCCGACGACGTCGAGGGCCTGCCGGACCTCATCGACCCCAAGGCGCAGCACGCCACCACCCCAGGAGACCCCACATGATCGACGGCAAGCGCGTCATCGCCTGGACCCCCTACGGCCGGGAACGCACCTACAGCATCCTCATCAAGTACCTGGAGCGCGACGTCCACCGCGGCCTCATCGACGAGGTCTGGGCCTACATGAACACCGACCCCACCGGCCAGGAAGACGACATCGCCTACGCCCACCAGCTCGCCGCCGAACACCCCGACTGGTTCCGGATCAAGCACCGGCCCGAAGGCATCGACCTCGGCCACCTCCCCAAGCAGCGCTACACCGGCCTCGCCTACCGCGAGATGACCGACCCCGACGCGGTCTACCTCCGCTTCGACGACGACGTCGTCTACATCCACGAGCACGCGATCGAGAACCTCGTCCGTGCCCGCCTCCAGATGCCCGCCCCGACCGCCGTGTTCCCGGTCATCTTCAACAACGCGATCTGCAGCCACTTCCTCCAGGCCTGCGGCAAGGTCCCGCTGGAGTGGGGCGCCGTCCAGCCCTACTGCATGGACCCCGTCGGCTGGGCCAACGGGCCCTTCGCCGTGCGCCTGCACGAGCTGCTCCTCGACCACATCGACGCCGGCACCGTCGACCAGCTCTACCTGTACCAGGACTTCACCATCCAGCCCGGCACCCAGTTCTCCGTCAGCTGCTTCGCCAGCCTCGGCAGCATGTACGCCGGCCTGCCGGACGGGCCCGGCGTCCTCGTCCCGGACGAGGAGGAGTCCTGGCACACCATCCACCACCCGCTCGCCGCCGGCGCACCGAACATCCTCCGCGGCGACGCCATCGTCAGCCACTGGTCGTTCTTCCCGCAGCACCCGTTCCTCAACAACACCAGCCTCCTGGACCGGTACCGGGAACTCGCAGAGAAGGCGGTCGCCTGATGGCCCAGATCAGCATCGAGGACGCGTTCCCCACCTTCCGCAAGCGGCTCGGGGAGCTGTTCGAGGAGAACCTCCTCCTTCGCGCACAAGTCGACGTCCTGGAGCGGCAGCTCGCCGCCGCGCAGCAGCAGAACACCCCGCCCGCCGAGGGGCACGCGGACGCCAGCGTGCCGGCCGGACCGGACCCGAGCACGTAGCGCCCACGCCACCGACCTTCCACAGCCCGCCGTGCCCCCGCCCGGCGGGCTGCCCTGTTCCCTCAGGCGATGCGCTGCCCGGCGAACCCGCGGCAGGTGATCGTGTTCGAGGCGGACGCAGTGCCCCAGGTCGCGCACAGCACCATGTCGGAAGCCACGGTCGTATCCCGCGTGACAGGCGCGGCGGTGATCGGCCCGACCGGCGTGTACGTGGTGGCGCTCGTCAGCCAGTTGTGCGTGTACTTCGCCATCGGCGCCCAGGTCCCGGACACGCCGGTGCTGGCGCAGGCGAGGTAGAACTCCGCGTCCCACGTTCCGTCCGTCGCGCCGGAGCGGACGGTGACAGCCGGGAACGCGATCATGACGGCGCCCGCGACGCCGCCCAGCTTGCACACGAACGTCATGGTGGGGGTGCCGGTGACCGCCAGCGTGCCCCACGCCCGGATGCAGTACACGGCGCCCGCCACGGCGTCGCCGGCCGGGATCGTGTACGTCGCGATCGCCGTCTGCGCCGCCGAGTTGGCCAGGGTGGTGGCAGCCGACAGGATCGGCCGCAGGTAGGCGCTGCCGATGCCGAACGCGGCGTTCGTCGCGGTCACGGCGAGGCGGCCGGCCGCCGGGCGGCTCAGGCTGACATCGGCGGCGGTGGAACCGCCCGCCCCCCAGGACATGGCGCCGTCGGCTTCGAGAAGGTAGCGGGACTGGGTGTCGCCTGTCACGCGGGCGGACAGGACGTCGTCGCTCGTTGCGGCGTTGAGGACGGCGACGTTGGCCGCGCTGGTGCTGCCGCCGATGACGAGCTGCTTGCCTGCGGCGAGCCGCAGGCTGCTGTTGAAGGTGGCGCTGCCGTTGGGGATCTCGACCCACGAGCCGGACGCCGGCGAGGTGCCGTTGGAGAAGAACGTGCGGTACCCGGTGTCCGTCTCGAAGATCGGCTTGCCGCTGTACGGGGACGACGGCCGGGTGCTGTTGGTGCACGCCTGGAAGCCAGCGGCGAGGTCGAGCTTGTCGAGGTTCTGGCCGATGTCCTGCGTGTAGGACACCTGCTCGGATCCGTCCGGCTTCGACTTGTACAGGCCCAGGCGGCTGGTGGGAGTGTCAGGCACGGGCGGCCTCCTTCGGGTTCGTGACGGGCGCCTTGGGGCGCGGCCCGGCCGGCAGGTCCCCGTAGCGCTTGATCCAGCGGCCGGTGTCGACGGCCTCCCGCACGGCGCGGACGGTCGCCAGGTCCGGCCGGTGGCCCTTGCGGATGGCGTCCAGGCCCTTGGCGCCACGCACGTCGATCCGGACACCGGCCGTCTGCACCCGCGCCTGGTGCGCCTGCCGGGCCGCGTCGGTGCTCTCGGCATCCCACAGATCGGGGGCACCGTCGGCGTACCGGGGGCCCGTCCCGTCGTCGACGGTGGGCATGTGCGGCTCGTGGAGGATGACTTCCAGGAGCGCGTCCACGTCGGTCGGGTCGATGCCGTACTCGGCGGCCCGGGCGTCCAGGGCCATGGTCGGCATGAGGTGGGCGTGGAGGCGCCCGTCGGGGCGCTCCAGGATGACCTGCCAGCAGGGGGTGCTGCCGACGGTGAGGGCGGTGGTCTCTCGGACCGTCCATTTCTCAGGCATGGCGGTTTCTCAGTTCGTCCGGTGGCACAGGAAGTTGAGGCGCATTCCCTGGCTGTTGTTCCAGGCCACGGTGAATCCGCTGGTGGTGAAGGACTGAATTCCCCACACGGTGGGGGTGGCCGTACCGAAGTTCCCGGACACGCAGGTCACGAGGGGAATCACGTTGGAGGCCATCGTCACTCCGTAGGTGATGGAGGCGGACGCGGTCGTGCCGAAAAGGAGGGTGCCCATGAAGATGCCCTGGGTGGTGGAGGGCGTGGAGAAGTTCTCCCATTGGCCGATGTGGTAGGTCTTGCCGGAGGAGAAGTTGAAGTAGTTGGCGTTGCTGTCGGTGGGGTTCCAGCCTGCGCGGGCCAGGAACTCGTCCGCGTAGAAAACACCGCCATCGGTGCTTGCCTTGTTGAACGACCCTTGGAAGCTGAGGGATGATGCGCGTACGAATCCGCCGTAGGTCGCTTGGGTGTCCGTGCGGACGGTTTGCATGTAGGCGCCGTTGCCGGTGAGGAGGACCCGGGAGTGGGCGTCGACGCCGCTGGCGTCGTAGGAGCTGCTGGCGAGTCCGAGTGCCGCTTCACTTGTCGAGAAGGGGAAGCTGTTGATGAACGCATAGTTGGTGCCGCTGGACGGATAGAACCGCAATTCCGGCAACGTTGAGGCCGGGTTGATTTCCAGGCGGAATCCCGACGTGCCTGACACGAGCTTGCCGACGATCGTCACGTCGCCGTTCGAGGCGTCAGCGAAGAACGTACGGTCGCCGCCCGAGTTGTACAGCTCGTACCCCGCAGCCGACATCCGGGCCCGGGCGCCGACATCAGCGGTCTTGATCTCCCCGGCCATCACCCACGACGCGGAGACCGTGCCCGCGGTGACCTTGGAGACGGTCAGGTCGGAGATGTGCGCGTCGTCGATCAGCAGAGCCGTCGCCGTCGCCGCATCGCTGGGCCCGCTCTTGTTGCCGGTCTTGTCGACCGCGACGACCCGCACGTACCGGGCGGTTGTCTCCTCGACCTGCGCGGTGAACACCACGGGGATCTGCGCCTGGATCATCCCCGAGTTCGCGGGCGCCTTCCCCTTCAGGGTGGTCGTGTCGGGGGTGAACGTCGGCTCGTAGGAGACGTGGATCTCCAGGTGGTCGAGGTCCGATTCCAGGTTGAACGTGCCGCCGGTGCTCCTGCCGAGCTGGTGCGTCACCTGCACCGCGATCCGTGACCCGGCCACCGTCGGGGCGGCCGGCGTCGACGGCGGGATGTTGTCGGACGACGCCACGAACGTCGTCACCGGCGACCAGGCGCCCGTGTTGCCGGTGGTGTCGATGGCGCGGATCTGTACGTCGTAGCCGATGCCCGGGCTGAGGTCCTGCAGCTGGGCGGTGGTGGTGTCCCAGCGGACGACCATCGTCTGCCAGCGGCCTGAGGGCGCGGCGAACGGCTGGGCCCAGATCTGCAGGTCCTGCCAGCGCACCTGAGAGACCTGCGACCAAGTGGCCGGGTAGATCATGTCGGTGTCGACGGCGTAGCGGATCTCGTAGTGGTCGCCGTCGATGATCGTGCTGCCGTCGGTGTTGAGCGGGGCGTTCCAGGCGAGGACGACGCGGGCCCGGGTGAAGCCGCGGCCGTCAAGGTAGGCGCTTCCGGCGAACGGGGTGACGAGGACAGGCTGCCCAGGAATGGACGTGTCGGCGTTGGGCCGCGAGCCGACGGGCTCGGAGCCGGTGTTGGTGAGCTGCCGGGAGAAGTCGCCGACGGTCACCGTGCTGGTGGTGTCGGTCTCCCAGTCGACGTACTGGGTGAGGTCGACCCATGCGCCGGCGGCGTTGCGGTAGGCGACGGTGTACTGGTTGGTGATCGCCCACGAAGTTTCGGTGACCTGCAGTTTGATCGGGTTGATGCGCTGCCCGCGGAACACGATCTCAGTGGTGGGGTCGGTCAGTCCGGAGTCGGGGTCGTACACCCATACCCGGTCGCCGACCACGAAGCTGCCGTGTACGTCGTAGTCGGTCGTCGACAGGGTGAGCGCGTTGCGGGTCGACGTGAACTGCGACAGCGCCAGCTGCGCGCGCGTGGCCGCGTTCGCGGTGGCGGTGTCCGACTCGCTGACGAGGCGCGTCAGCTTCAGCGGGTTGCCGTGCAGGTCCTTGTAGCCGGTCGCGGGGGTGATGTCCGCGGCGCCGGTAGCGATGCTGGAGCCCTCGCCCTCGGCCAGCAGCACGACGCGGGTGGTGTAGTCCTCGACGTCCCTGGTGACGTCCACCGACCCGGGCAGGGCCCGCAGGCTCATGTCCTCGCCGGCGTCCTTGGAGGTGATGACGCAGGTGGGGTCCGTGACGAACAGGTTCGAGTCCGGGCCCGCGTCGAGGGTCGCGTTGCTGTTGACGCGCCACGACACCGGCACCGACGGGGTGGAGAACGTGTCGCACACGTAGGTGATCGCCTTGCGGGGCGACTCGTACTGGTGCCGGCCGGTGTACGTGCCGGGCACCGGGTAGATCGTGCCAGCGGTCACCGCGCCGGACGCGGGCAGCAGCATGTTGATCGTGGTCGCGAAGGAGGCGCTGGCAGGGGCGACAGCATTCTCGTAGACGTCGCCCTTGCCGTCCTCGTCGCCGAGCCAGAACGCCATCCCGACCCCGCCGACGCTGAGGTCGTCCTGGGGGGTGTTGGTGCGGCCGTCGTCGCCGATGGTGCGGGTGCGGAGCACGCCGACGTAGCGGGCGGTCCCGGGGGTGAGGAGGTTGTCGCCGTACTGCAGCGGGTCGAGGCGGCCGGGCACGATCGCGACGTGCCCGAAGTAGTCGAGGGAGTCGAGGACTTCGCGGGGTGTGCTCGGCAGGAGCTTGATCTCCCACGAGCCGAGCGCTTTCAGGATCTCCTGTACGGGCACGGCTACCTCCTCACGCCGTAGACGCTTTCGGGCATGCAGGCCACGTACTGGTTGCGCAGGTCGGTTGCCGCGTCGCCGGACACTGCGGAGCCGCCGCCGGCCACCACGCCGATCCAGAAGTCCAGGGCGGTCGCTGCGGCCTTGGTGACGCCGCCGTTGGCGTGCGCGGTGAACGCCCGGGCGGAGCCGACGGCGAAGCGGTTGCCGTCGCTGTCGTTGGCGGTGGCGGTGACGTACCCGGACGCCGCGAACGACGTGTTGGTCTCCAGGGTGGAGCGGTAGGCGGCGAGCGTGGCGCTGGTGCCGGTCTGGAGGTAGCCCTCGACGAAGCGGGAGCCGCGACGCAGGGTGAGGTCGAGGGTGGCGCGGCCGGGGTTGAGGCCCTTGATGAGGCGGACGATGCAGGCCTCGGGGTCGTTGCGGAGCAGGGTGGCGCCGTCCCAGGAGGTGATCGACGCGGCGGACCCGGCGACGGAGACGTTCCACAGCTTCGACCGCCAGGCGCCGCCGGTGTACGCCTGTACATCGAAGGAGGCGGACGCGGACGGGGTGACGTTGACGAGGCCGTTGGTCAGGGCCCAGCCCGTCGCGGCGAGGGGCACGTCGACGCCGTACACCTCCTGCCCGCCCGTGGTGGTGAGCCGGACGCGGCCGGTGAGATAGGCGGTCGGCGCGCAGCCCCAGCGCGGGGAGACGTTCGCGGGGACGCCCCGGTACACGGTCATCGTGCCGTCGGCGCCGGTGCGGGTCATCGTGCTCGGGTTGGTGGAGCCGGTGTAGTAGCCGTAGTGGCCGATGGGCGGGGCGTGCCAGCGCTCGCCGGCCAGCGCGAAATCGTTGAGGCGTACGGCACCCGTCAGCCTGCTCTGCAGGTCGGTCTCGGCGTCGGAGCCGACCCGCTCCAGGCTCACCTTCCAGTCGGCGGTGACCATCTCGGTGCGGTACTCGGTGTACGTCGAGCCCGCCGACTTCACGGCGTAGTAGCCGTTGCGCTCCGGCTTGTCGGTGAACGTGACCGGGATGCACTGGCCGGGGATCAGCGCGTTGACCCCGTCGTGCCGGGCGACGACCTGCGCGCGGGTGAGCGGCGGGTAGGACTCCTGCCCTTCGAGGTCGAGGCTGCGGGAGTCGCCGCCGGACTCTCCGACGGCGAACACCTCGCGCAGGGGGATCCGGCCGAGCTGGACGTCACCCCATCCGTAGAGGGCCATCAGGCACGGCTCCTGTCGTAGTTGCGCAGGGCTTCCTTCATCTCGGCGACGAGCGCCTGGGCGGCGGCCCTGCGGGCGGACGGGGTGGAGAAGTCGAACGTGCCGGACACCGTGATGTTCTCGATCGTCACGCCGCCGCCGGCGCCGGCGGCCCCGCTGGTGACGAGCTGCTCGAACAGCGCGTTCTGCTGCGGAGTGAGGATGCGTTCCGGTCGGCGGGTCTCGTTGACGACCATCGTGGCGCCCCTGGCGAGAAGGCCGCCGGAGTCGTACTTCGCGGCCGGCGCGAACCCCCAGTGCGAGGTGAACAGGCTGTCCTTGTACGAGCGGGCGCCCTTGCCGACGATCACGCCGTCCCCGCCGCGCGACTCCACATTCACCCCGGCCAACGTGCCCGCGGTATGGCCCACCCCGGCGTTCGTGATGCCGATCATGAACGGGCTGTTCAGGTTGCGGACCCAGCCCGACGGGCCCGAGTTCCCGACGAACGCCCCGGTCGCCCACCGCCGGTGAGGCCGCTCGCCGCGGATGACCGACTCGATGGCGCTCATCAGGCCGCTGCAGTCCCACGAAGGGTTGCCGTTGCCGCCCCACTGATACGGCAGGCCGTTCTGGGTGCGCGCCCAGGACAGGGCCCTCTGGACGGCTGGGCCGCCCTTGGCCTTCTTGTCCTCGTTGCCGAACCAGCTCATCATCCCGTCGACGGCCTTGCCCGCCATGCCCTTCAGTAGGCTGCCGAGGCCGGGCCCGCCGGGGATCTGCGCGATGAGCGGCCGCACCAGCGACGACAGCGCCTTGGCCGCGGCCTGCTTGAGGCCGCCGACGACGATGTCCTTGGCCCAGTCGGTGACGGAGCCGATGGCGCCGCCGATCGCGCCGGTGACCTTGCCGACGATGCCGCCGGAGTCGAAGTGCTGGACGGGGCCCTGGTAGCGGCGCTTCTCGGTCTGCTGGCTGGGGTTGCCGCCGGTGCGAGTGGGCTGGTCACGGCCGAGCATGGCGTCGATGGCACGGTGCCCGCCGAGCCGGGTGACCTGCTCGTTGGAGAGGATCCGCTCGCCGGGAGTGAGCATGGCGGGGACGGTGTCGCTGTTGCCGGTGCCGGGGACGACGCCGCCCTTGTTGAAGCCGAGGCTGATCGTGGGCAGGTTGAGCTTGCTGTTGATCTTCCCTGCGATGGTGTTCCACATCTTGCGCAGGCCGTTGTTGTAGACGTGCGAGATCACCCAGCGCACGGGCCCGGCGAACTTCGACTGGATGCCGGCGAAGAGGGTGCCGGTCCCGTCCCGCAGCGCCTTGACGGCGTTGAGCATCCCCGTCTTGAAGTCGGCGAGCTTCCCGCGCAGCGTCGTGAAGATGCTCGTGACCTTCGAGACGGCGGAGTTCCACAGGAAGTTCCAGCCGTTCATGAACGACGTCCGCAGGCTGGTCAGCCAGTTCAGCACCGTCGCCTTGGCGTTGGAGATGTTCGCGGCGAAGCCCCGCCAGAACGACGACCACCGGTCGGAGGCGTACTTCCAGATGGCGTTCCACCGGTCGACGATGCCCTGCCGGATGGTGTTGAAGATTTCCCGCGCGCGGGTCCACAGCTGGCTGAACCAGTTGATGATCGACTTGACCAGGTCGGGGATGATGCTGTGGCCGACCAGCACGTCGTACAGCCACTGGAACTTGTCGACGACCCACTTCACCGCGCTGGTGATGCCGTCGACGAACTTCCCGATCCACCCGATGACCGTGCTCAGCACCGGGATCAGGATGTTGAACGCGCCGGCCAGCACCCCGGACATGAGCGTGGCCAGGCCCAGGATCAGCGGCATCAGCGGCGTGATGACCTGCATGGCCAGCGTGAGGAGCTTGGCGGCCATCTCCCCGAGGACGGGGATCAGCGGGACCACCGCCGCGTACAGGGGCAGCAGCTTCGGCACGAGCTGCCCGATGAACTGGCCGAACGTCGCTACTGCCGGGATCAGCACGGCGATCACCGGCTTCAGCCCGGTGACGAGGGCGCCGACCAGCATCACGAGGATGTCGCCGATGACCGGCAGGATCGGGGCGAGCGCGCTGATGATCGCGCCGATCAGTTGGCCGACCGGCTCCAGCAGCGGCGCCAGGCTGGTGACGAGCCGGACGAGGATGTCGCCGAGCTGGCTGATGACGGGCAGCAGCGCCGTCATGATCGGGGCCAGGGCCCGGCCCAGCGTGTCGGCCAGCATGGCCAGGACCGGCCCGAACTTCTGCGCCAGCGATGACACCACCGGCGCTAGCTGAGCGAGCAGCGGCAGCACCGCCTGGATGACCGAGCCGAGCGTCCCGGCGAGGAGCTTGGCGATGTCGTTGACCGCACGGAAGATCGTGGTGAGTGCCGCCTGCACCTCCGGCATCGCCGTGATGCGGCGCAGCTCCGCGAACATCGCGCCGAGCCCGCCGAGGACGTCACCGCCGGCCTTCGACGCCGCGCCCAGGACGTTGCCGAGGGTCCCGAAGATGTCGCCGATCAGGCTCCCGAACTGCTTCGCGATGTCGAGGGCCTGGCCGATGACCTGCTCCAGGCGCCCCGAGGTGAACGCCTTGTCGAGCTTGCCCATCATCCGGTCCACCACCCCGGCGAAGCCGGTGGTGACCCGGGTCAGCGACGGCGCCGCGGCGATGCTGAGCTTCGTGAAGGCCTCGCCGAGCTGGCCCGGCACACGGGTCAGGGGCTGCATGCTCTGCGTGAACCCGTCGAACATCCGCTTCAGCAGGCCCGCGTCGGCGAGCCGGGTGAAGGTGTCCATGAGGCCGCGGCCCATGCCGTTGAGGACGTCGGCCATGCCGCCCAGTCCCGACCGCAGCGCGGGCAGTGACGCGGTCGCCATCCGCGTGAACGAGGCGCCGAGCCCGGCGAACAGCCGGTCCTGCACGTCCATCCGCAGCGCCGAGAACGCCGGGCCCATGTCGCGGACCGCGGTGACGAACCCGCGCGCGTTCGGCGACAGCTTGGCCATCGCGTCGGCCAGCTTGGAGGAGGCCGTGGCGCCCTTGTCGGCGGCGGCCGCCACCGCCTGCTGAGCGTCCGCCAGCGACTCCTGCGCCGAACGGATCTGCCGCGCCGCGGCCACCTGAGCATCGGCCACACCCCGCTGCGCGTCGGCCAGCCGCTGCTGCGCCGCCAGCACCGCGTCGGCGCCCTCCCGGGCCGTCTGGTTGGCGTCCGCCTGCGCGTCACGGACCGCGCGCGTGCGGTCCTGCACGGTGCGCTGCGCGTCCGCGATGCGCTCCTGCGCGGCCCGCACGGTGTCGGAGCCCTCGACGCCAGCCGCGTTCGCCGCGGCGGTCTCGTCGGTCAGCCGCGCGGTCTCGGTCTGCTGCTCCTTCAGCCGCTGGACCGCGCGGTCGTACTGCAGTTGGGCCTCTTCGAGGTCCTTCGCCGACGCGGCCGCCCCCTTGGCCTTGACCGCGGCGAGGTTCTTCTCAGCGTCCTGCAGGTCGAGGACGGCCTGCCGCTGGTCGAGCTGGGCATCCACCAAGCGGTCGTTGAGGTCTTCGAGCTGCTCGGTGGCTTCCTTGCGGGCCTCGGTGAGGTCGGCCTGGGCGCGCTGCGCGTCGCGGATGGCGTCGGTGAGGTCGCGTTCGGCGTCCTGCACCCGCTGCAGGGCGGCGGCCCGGTCGGCGGCCGCCTTCACCTCGGCGTCGCGGACGTCCTTCACCGCGTCCTTCACGCGGGCCTGAGCGTCGGCGATCTGCCGCCCGGCGTCGACCTCCGCCTCCCGCAGCGCGCGGGCCGCGCGGGCCACGTTGACGTGAGCCTGCTGCAGGGCCCGCGCGGACGCCGCCGCCTGGGCCGAGCCCTGGCTGCTGGCGTCGGACGCGGCCTTGAAGGCGCCGCCCACGCCGCGCAGCCCGACCGCGAGCGCCGCGCCCATCGACAGGAGCGCACCGAGCGCGGGCACCGCGACGGCGGCGGCCGGGCCCATCTGCATGATGGCCTGGCCTAGCGAGGCGACCGCGGGCAGCGCGCCCAGCGCGGCGCCCGCCAGCATCATGAACCGGCTGCCGAGCATGCCCACCCCGGCCGCGCCGCTGGAGGCGCTGGACCCGATCCCGGCGAGGCCGCCGAGCCCGCCGAGGAGGCGGGTGCGGACGTTGACGTTGCGGTCGCGGGTCAGGAACCGGAGCGAGGCCGCAGCGGCGGCGGTGTCGGCGCGCGCCTGCACCGTCATCTGCCGGCGGCGGGTCAGGTTGGCGATGTCGTCGGCGGCGACGCGGGTGTCGACGTCGACGCCGATGCGGACCTTGCGGCGGGCGGTGAGGTTGCGGATCTCGTCGGCCGCGACGCGGGTGTCCGCGGACGCCCGGATGATGACGGTCCGGTCGGCCGTGAGCTTGTCGAGCTTCGCCTTGGCCCGGTCGTAGGCGGCCTGCTGCACCTCGGGCGCAATCGAGATGGTCTTGCCGTTGGCCAGCCCGGCCAGGCGCGCCTTGGTCGCCGTGTCGTCGAGGACCGCGGTGACCTTGACGGTCCGGGGGCGGGTCAGCTTGTCGAGCCCGGCGACGGCCGCCTTGTCGTCCAGGCGCACGTTCAGCTTGATCGTGCGCTGCTTGGCCAGCTTCAGCAGGGCGGCCGACGTGGCCTTGTGGTCCAGGTCCGCCGTCAGCTTCACGGTGTGCGGCTTGAGCAGCGCGGCGAGCCGGGCCTTGACCGCCTTGTCGTCGAGGTCGACGCCTACCTTCACCTGGTACTTGCGCGCGCGCAGCCGGTCCATGGCGCGGTCGTAGGCGGACTCCTCGGCGGTGACCTCGACGTAGCCCTCGGCGATGCGGAATGCTCCCGCCACGTCCTACCCTCCCTGCCCCACGCTGACCAGCCACGGGAACTGGGCCCGGAACTGGGTCAGGCTGACTTCGGTGCGCTCGTCGCCGCGCTCGGGCGCGGGACTACTGCTGTGGGTGCGGGTTGGTGTCGTGCTGGCCGGCCGCTCGTCGCGCTCGTCCTCGGCCCGGGCCGCCATCACGCCGGTGTAGGCGGTGAGCCGGTGCGCGAGAGCGAAGTAGCGGCGGGCGCTGATGCTGCTGTGCTCGAGGTCGATGCCGTAGATGGCGAGGAAGTCGGCGTCCAGGTCGTCGAGGTGGTCGAGGACCCACAGGACCTGGCCGAGGCGCTCGGCGGCCGGGTCAGCCCACGGCGCCGCGTACAGCCACCCCTGCAGGGTCGTCAGCCACGCGGGGCTTTTCCCTCCTTCTCCTTGGTCTCGGCCTGGCCGAGGGCGAGGTCGATGATGAGCTTCACGATCCGCTCCAGCTGCTCCTCGGTGACCGCCCTGGACTGCTCCAGCGCCATGTAGGCGTCCTCGCCGAGGACGCGGATCAGCAGGGGCGGCGTCGCGAGTTCGTGGCCGGACTCGCGGGCCTGGCGCAGGTACTGCAGTGCGACGCCCGGGGGGATGTCGCGGGGGATCGTGTACTCGTCGTCGCCGATGTAGAAGAGCGGGACGCGCTCCTCCTCGACGTCGTCGTCGGCGGCGATCCGGATCGGTTCAAAGTCGGCCAGCGGGTCGCTGACCGGGGCGGCTGGGCGGGCCGCGGCCTTCTTGCGGGCCGCGGCGGCCTGGCGGGTGCGGGCGGTGGTGGATGCCATGGGTGGTGCTCCTCGCTGCGGGCAGGGTCAGGGGGACCGGCGGGTCAGCTGGTCTGGTCGACGATGTGGAAGGGCTTGATGCTGGCGCTGACGTAGTGGCCCGCGAACTTGACCGGAATCAAGGTCTGCTTGTCCTTGGTGTAGGCCAGCTCGGACGACTCGGTGTTGAGCATGCGGCGGCCGATGACGCGCCTGGTGAACTGGTTCGGCGCGTAGCCGTCCATGATGATCGCGAAGTAGTTCGGCTGGGTGGCCGAGCTGCTCACGTCGGGGTCGTACGACTTCCATCCGGCGCCCGACGCGGCGGTGCCGCCGTTGAGGGAGAGCGACAGGTTCTCCAGCGTGGCCTCGGCGAGGGAGGTCTCGATGGTGAAGTCCTGCTTCGTGAGCCGGGAGCCGACGCGGAGGGTGATCTGGTCGACTTCGAGCTCGCTGTAGTTCTGGTCGACGGACAGCTTCACGCCGTCCTGGGTGCCGCCCAGGTCCGTCCACGACGACGCCGCCGGGACCGTGTTGACCGCCGTGTCGAGGGGCTCGACGGCGCCGAAGTTGCCCTTGTAGAGCGTGGCCGGGCCCTGGATGAGGTTGGTGGTGGTCACCGACATGGGTCAGCTCTCCTTGCTTCCGGCCGGGCCGGCGGGGGTCTTCTTCACGGGGGCGGCCGGCGCAGCGGCGGCGGCCGGCTGCTCGGGAGCCGCCGGGGCGGCCGGGGCGGTGGGCTCCGGCTCCGCGACGGGGGCGTGGTCGTCCTCGACGAGGAGGCCCTGCCGCTGCAGGTCGACGTACTCGGCGTCGTCGACCTCGATCTCCCGGTCGGGCTGCATGGTGGTCCGGACAGTGGGCATCAGGGGTAGTCCTCTCGGCGGAGCGGGAACCGGTGGTGGCTGAACTGCGGGTGGTGTCGGAGCTCGAGGGTCTGTTCGGGCGGGATGCTGCGGGGGCACTCGACGATGCGGATGTCGCCGGTCAGCAGGAACTCCAGCTCGCCCCGGCTGTTGTGGACGATGACGCGTCCGTTCCAGGTGAGGAGGTCGCCGCCGAGGCGCGCCTCCTGGACGGCGTACCGGCGGTTCATGAGGGGACCTCCGTCCAGGCGATGACGAGGCCCGGGATCAGGTAGTGGGCGTACGAGGAGGGGTCGCTGTGCACGCGGCGGGGGTCGCCGGTGACGTACGCGGATTTCACCTGCGCGGCCGGATACCCGGTGGGCAGGGTGACGGTCCGTGCGATGGTCTGGTGGTCCTGGCAGGCGGCGACGATCGCCTCGGCCAGGGCGGCGGCCTTGTTCCACGGCGGCTTCTGCGACTGCTTGTTGACCGCCCAGCAGTCGACGCTCATCACCGGGTCGCGCAGGGGGACGTAGGCGTTGGGGGTGCCGCCGACGGTGGTCAGGGTGACGAACCCGGACGCGGCCCAGGAGGTGTTGTCCTTGGGCAGGCTGGTGGACACGCGGTCGCCGACGACAGCCTTCAGCCAAGCCTCGGCGACGAGTTCGGGGGTGGCGCGCAGGCGGAGGCTCATGCGGTCCTCCGCTGGAACAGCGCCGGCCGCAGGTAGGGCATCGGTGGGGTGCCGGGGTGGTTGACGCGGCGCACCGGGTGGTCGGCGCCCGGCCAGAACAAGGCCTTTTTGTTGCGCGGGAGGATCACGTGCGCGGGCGTGCCGAGCTCGACGTCCGTGGCGTAGTTGCAGTCGAGGGAGCCGACCCGCAGGACCTTGTCGTGGACCTCGGCGCGCAGGGAGTCGTGCAGGCGGCCGGAGCGCTTGTGGACGTAGTCCCGGGCGTCGCCCAGGATCGCCGCGCCGATCGTGTCTTCGAGCCACTCGTTGATTGCGGCGTTGACGTGCGCGCGCGCCGAGGGGTCGATCCGCACACCGGATCGCGCCATGGCCGCCTCCTCTCCGAAGGTGGTCTCGTTCGGTGGCCGCCCGGTCTCCCCGGGCTGTGTGGCCTGTTCAGTTCTTGATCACGTTGCGGACAGCCGCAGAGTGATCAGGTGGTGCGGCGCAGGTCGAGCCTGCGGTCGACCTGCAGCGCCGGGTTGTCCATCCCGGACACCGCGTCGACGATGTAGACGGCGCCGGTGCGCTCGTCACGCACCCGGTCCTGGTCGGTGATGTCGGTGCCGGCCGGGACCCGGGCGACGGCGTAGCGCACGATCCGCGGTGTCGGGTCGTCGCGGGTGGTGACCCGGCGGGACTGCTCGACCAGCGACGCCGGGACGCCCGTCTGGACGGGGGTGTCGGTGTCCTGCTCGTCGCCGTACGCGTCGGTGGTGGTGCCCCGCAGCACGGTGAGGAGGGTGGTCGCGACGGCCTGCATCACGCACCCCCGCGGTACGGCGTCCACACCATCGCGTCGTCGCTGGAGTCGGCCAGCGGGTCGGCGAGCAGCGGCCCGCCGCCCTCCAGGGCGGAGCGGATGTGCACAGTCCGCGACCGCATCCACGACACCCTCTGCAGGGCCCGCTTCGCCATCGGTGCGAGGACCAGGCCGTCGCCCTGCAGCGTGGTGGAGACCTGGTCCTGCTGGATCTGCGTGGCATCCAGCCGCGTCTCCAGCCCGAACTGGCCTGCCAGCCACGCTGCCTGTCGGGCGACGGCCCGGCCCAGCCAGTAGAGATCCCGCGTCCGGATCCGGGGCGTGTCCGCGTAGATCCGGTTGGTGAAGATCTCGATGTCCGACTGCGCCTGGGCAAGCTGCTGATCCGTCACCGACACCCCGGTGGCGTCGATGACGTCCTGCGCGGTCGCCCAGGCGCTGACCATCAGGGCTCCTGCTTGCTGCTGCTGGTGTCCTTGCCGTCGGCCTCGATGACGTCGCGCGGCGTGGTGGTGTCCTCCGGCGCGTGGTCGACGGCCGACGGGACGGTCTCGACCGAGTAGGTGAGCACCACGGAGACCCCGTCCGGGTGGTCCTCGGCGCCGTCGAAGGCGGCCTCGCCGCGCGGGTGGAGGCCGCGCTGGATCGCCTCGTTGGCGACGGCCGCCTTGTTCGCCTCGTGCTGGTACTCCTCGCCGGTCCAGGTGTCACCATGGACGACGAACTCCTTGACGTGGCGGGTGCCTTCGGCGCCGTCGGGCGAGCGTTCGTCGACCTCGACGTCCGGAGCGCCGGCCTTCGCGGGGAACTGCCGCTGCCGCAGCTGCTCGCGGTCCTCGCTCGACGCGGCCGGCGTCTCCTCGGCGGCGGTGTCGGCCGCCTTGCTGCTGCTGGTGGTCTTCCTGCTGACCATGGCTCACCTCCCTGCTGGCCGCCGCACCGCCCGGAGCCGTCGGGCGGTGCGGGGTATGGGGGGTGTCAGCCGACGAGGATGGACGCGCCGGCCGGGTGGCCGTAGGCCCAGCCGCGGCGGGCGCGCATCTTGAGGATCGACTCGTCGGTGAGGGCGGACAGGCCGTCGCGGCCGTCGATGAACACGGACTCCGGGCCCGAGCGCACACCGAGAAGCATGAGCTCGGGGTTGACGAACGCCATGATCGGGCGGCCGGTCGGAGCGGACGTGGCGGTGGCCGAGATGCGGGCGCCGAGGCTCCAGCGGACCGGGATGCTGAAGATGGTGTCCGGTGTCCCGGCACCGTTCTCGTTGAAGATCGGTCGGCTCTGGCCGTCGAGGACGCCACGCAGGCTCTTGCGGAACGCCGGGTGCGCGATGGCGACCATGTTGCCGGGGTCGAAGTAGTCGCCCGTCTCCACGCCGCCGATGGCGGTGGAGAACTCGGCGTAGGTCGGGGCGCCGCTGCTGGAGGCGGTGGTGATGTTCGTGCCGCCGGTGTAGCCGAGGGTGGCGTCGGTCGTGTTCAGCAGCTGGTACAGCGACGTGAAGGGGACGGTCGTGCCGTTCTCCGCGGCCGACACGGCGAGGGTCGCGTTGTCGATCATCTTGGCGTAGGACTTGCCCCAGCCCATCATCTTCGCGTCGATGACGTTGGCGACCGAGTCGTCGATGTCCTCTTCGGCCAGCCTGGCTGCCTTGCCGAACTTCCGCGCGGTGAGCAGGACCTCGTCGTTCAGCGAGGTGTCCTCACCGTACGCGCCGCCCTTGGCGACGACGTCGACGCCCATCCCGGCGGTGCGCGGGACGTGCTTGGTGTCGGAGCCCATCGGGATGCGGGAGGCGAGCGCCTCGACCGCGCTGATCTGGTTGATGCCCTGGACGATCCGGCTGGTCTCGTACTCTTCCGGGATCCAGGCTTCCATGGTGTTGCGTGCCACTGGGCCCTCCTGCGGGCGCGTGATGGGGGAAGCGGTGAGGCTCCGGCCCCATCACGGGCGCCTTCGCAAGCAAGGTCGTCAGGGTGATTCGATCACCGAATCGGTGGCGACAGGCTTAATGTACCTGCGAATGTCAACCCTTGCCCAGCAGCTTGGCCGCATGGAGCTCCGCCGTCGACTTCGGCTTCTCCACCGCCGGCGGCCGCGGCGCCCCAGTCGGCCGCGCCTTCGCCTTCTTCGAGGCAGGCTCGAACAGCTCCGGGTAGTCGGCGCGCAGGCTGTCGATCTGCTCGTCTACGCCGAGGACCTCGCCGTCGTCGTCGATGCTCAGGTCCGTGACGTCGACCAGTTTCATCAGACGGGCGATGCGCGCCTCGGTCTTCGCCTTGTCGCCTTCCGTCGACGCCGTCGCCCCGGCTTCGACGAGCGCAGCCCGGACGGCCTTGCGGACCGCGATCGGCTTGTAACGGGCCTCGGCCCGCTCCTCCGCCTCCCGAACGGCCTTCTCCGTCTCGGTCTCCTGCTCCTTGTACTTGTCGCGCAGCTCGTTCAACTGCCGCTGCACTTCGAGCTTTTCCTTCTTACGCGCGGCCATGGTGCGGCGGACGCGCTCCCACTCCTCGCGGGATGGCGGTACGTACTCGTCGTCACCCGGCTTCGGCTCGTCGGGCTTCGCGGGGGCCTTCGGCTTCGGCTGCTCTGCCGGTTCGGGCTCGACGTCCTCTTCCTCGACGTCATCGACTTCGGTACCGGCTTCGTCATCATCCTCGGCGCCGCCGGCGATGACGTAGACCGGCCGGCCGTCGGCGCGGTAGCCGACGATCGTGCCCGGGGGCAGGCTGATGCCCGTCGGGCGGTCGAGATCGGTCTCGGTGTGCTGGATGCCCATCTGGTGTCTCCCATCACGGGGCTGGCGGCGACCCCGTCACGAGGCGCCGGGGTCTATGCGGCGGCCGGGAACCGGCCGCTCGTGGCAGCGGCCCGGGCGCGGGCCTCAACGTCGGGCAGCAGGTCCTCGCCGGTGCGCAGCAGCTCCCGCGCCGCCCGGACGCGCGCGGCCCGGGACTCCGACGCGCGGGCCCGGCCGTAGCCGATGGCGCGCTCCGCTTCCCGCTGCACCGCCTCGGGGAACGGGATGCCCGACGACGTCCAGCGCACCGACCACGGGATCGCCCGGCACCGGCAGTTCGGGTGGAGCGGCGGGCCCTGCACGGCCGGTGCGCCCGTGCGGCGCTGCCGCGGATCCCAGGACAGGCCGCCAGGGAAGCCGGTGCCGACCGGAGCGATGCGGCCCGCGTACGCCAAGCAGTTGACGCACGCGTCTGCCTCCGCCACCCACAGCCGGCCGAGGCCCGCGGCATCCGCGACGGCCCGGCCACCGTCGTTGGCACCGGTGTGCACGACCAGCGCGGCCTGCGCGCGCACCGCGGCCACAGCCGCACGCGCCGCGCCGAGCCCGGCCAGGACGTCGCTCCAGCGCGATACGCGCTCGGGATGCAGCAGCGCCAGCGCGCGGTCCCGGCGCTCGCGCACCATCTCCGCCACCCGGCCCGCCGCCGCGGCAAGCTCGCGGCCCGGCCGGGCCGCCGATGCCCGACGCGGCCGCCCGACCGCTGCGGCGATCGTCTCCCCGGCCTGCCGCACACCGAGCGCGAGGGCGTCTGGAAGCACCGCGGTCAGGACGTCCCCGGCGCGCACCGCCAACTGGTCGAGGATCCGCCGGACGGCGGCGCGCGCGGACGCCAGCAGGCGCCGCACGATGCCCGGGTCACCGGCCTCCGCGTCGGGGCTACCGAACGCCGCCACCCACGCGGTGAGCATCCGCGTCACCAGGGCCTTGGTAGCCGTGTCCGCGCTGCCCACAGCCGAGTCCGCCGTCTCCTGCTCGAGCGCAAGTGCCGCCTCAGCGTGGTCGTCGGTGAGACGGATCAGGTCGCGGCTGACGTACGGCATCAGGCGCTCTCCTGAGCCCCGGCGAGCACTTCGAGGTCCGACAGAGCACCGGCCAGCAGGGCCTGCGCCTGCTCGTTGGACAGCACGCCGAGCGTCGCCGCCGCACCGATCTTCTGGGCGCTGTCGGCCAGGCTGGCGAGGATGTCGACGCGGCGCTGCAGCTCGGCGTCGTCGACCCCGGTCAGCCAGGCGTCGACCTGCTCGGCCCGGTAACCGGCCTCGATGAGTGCCTGCCGGCGCGGCACCCCCGCCTCGATCTTCGCCTTGACGGTCTGCCAGCCCTCGACGTCGTCAACGGTCTGCGCCGGCTTCCAGTGCACCGTGACGACCGGGTTCTCAACGCCGAGACGGCGCAGCGCGAACACCAGCGCCTCGCGGAGGGTGGCGCCGTACGAGAGCTGCCGGTTGCCGACCTTCTTGGTGAACGGGGCGTCCTGCGCCCTCACCGACTGCCCGGACGGCTGCTCGCCGGACGGATCGAACAGGTGCAGAGGGGTGGTGCAGATCTGCGCCATCGCGCGGACGTTGAACAGGATCGGGTCGAGGAACACCTGCGGATTGGCCGCGTCGAATTGACCGACGGCCTTGTAGCCGCGCAGCAGCCACATCTCGCCCGGCCCGGCCTTCAGGCTGCTGTCGTCGCCGGAGTCGCTCGGGCCCAGCCCGTTCTCGTCGGCGGGCCAGTCGCCGTCGTCGAAGTCGCCGGGCTCCAGGTCGCTGGTGTCGGTTGTCGACGTCTCGGTGAGCGCGTACCGCTGGGGGGCGCCCTGGTAGTCGACCGTGCCCATGTGGGTGGCCTGGAGTTTGGTGATCGCGTTCTGCGGGCCATAGGCACCGAAATGCTCGGGCGTGCCGTAGGGGCGGTCGTTGCGGAAATGAAAGACGGGCTGCTCGCCCCAGTCGTGCTCGCTCGACCAGGACTCGGGGTCCTCCGGGTCGGCCGGCCAGGGCTGCCAGTCGCGGGGGTTGTCACCGCTGCTGTTCTCGCCGGTGGTCCAGCGTTCGATGTGGTCGTCGTAGTACAGCTCAGCGCGCTGGTACTTGCCCTCGGCCCACCGCTTGATCGTGAAAGCCTTGCGGCGCGGGTTCTCCTCGTCGTAGATCACGCGGACGGTCTGCGGGGAGTTGTAGTACATCTCGACCCGGACCGTGTTGCCGCGCTCGTCGTCGACGGGCAGGACCATCAGGTAGGCGTCGCCGTACTCGCCGGCCCGGCGGAACAGGTCGGGCATCTCCAGGTCGAGCTGGTTGTCCTGCCAGATCTTCGAGATGAGGGCGGTCTGGTCGTCGTCGCCGCCGGTGATGCCCGCGATCTCCAGGCGGTCGGTGACCGCGTTGACCGGGGTCTTGGCGAAGTTGAGGTCGAAGTCGATGCGGTGTGCGGCTAGGGCGCGGCGCAGGCGGGCGTTGGTGAAGACCTCGGGGACTTTGCCGTCGTAGTAGGTCTGGGCCTGGTCGTAACCGGGCCGGGCCTCCTGGAGCTCTTCGATACCGAGCATGAGGTCGGCGCGCGTCTCGTCTTCCAATGCGACCTCCCACCCTTCACCTTTGAATCGAAGGATAGACGAAGGTTGAGCACCCGAGGGCAGATGAGCACCGGTCGCTACACCTTGGAATCGAAGACGCCTACGTGTACGCGGCCTTCCGGGCCGACGGCGCCGCCTTCCGCTCCGGCGGGATGAACCGCCGCACCGCGCTCCCCACCGCGTCGACCATGTCGTCGTTCGGGCCCTTCGGGAACGTGCACATCTGCTGCTCCAGCTCCGGCAGCCGCCGCGCGTGCAGCACCCGGCCGCGCTGGTACAGGCCGAGCAGCCCCTCGGCGCGCGAGAACTTCGGCTCATTCTGGTGGACCGTCTTCACCCGCACCGGCATCCCGTGCAGGATCGCCTGCCACGCGTCCCCGCCCTGGTTCACCTCGATCAGGATCAGCCCGATCCGCGGGAACTCATCCAGCAGCGCCAGGACCCGCGCGCGCAGCTCCGGCCCCGGCCGCACCTTCAGCGCCATGGCCGCGTGTACCGTGCACCGCCGGTGCTGCGCCGACCACGACACGACGGCCAGGCCCGTGAAGTCGCTCGCGCGCTTCGCGGTGGTGGCCGGGTCGATGCTCAGCATCATGTGGGTGACCGGGTCGGCGCCGGTGACCGGGTCCACCCGGTCCGCGGCGTTCAGCGGCTCCGCGCGGTCCAGCAGCGTCGGAGGCTCCGGGTACCGGAAGTCGTCCGGCGTCCACAGCGCGCCGTCCGCGGCCAAGGGGTCATTCGCCATGTTCTTCGCGTACGACCGTGTGTGCCGGATCTCCAGCAGGTACCCGATCGGCCACTTCGCCGGCCACATCGACCGCTCGGTGCCGTCCGGGCGCTGCACGATCGGCAGGCTGTGGTGCGCACGGATCCCCTCGTCGCGGATCCAGTCCTGGACGTGGACGCCCTTCGCGGCCTTCACCAGCTGGTGGATGATGCTGCCCGGCATGGTGACGGTCCCGCAGATCGCCACCCTCGCGTAGATGTTCAGCGGCAGGATCGCGTCGAGCAGGGTGGTGAGCCGCTTCCGGGCGAGCTCGGCCGAGTACGACGCCTCGTCCGGTTCGATGTCGTCGCACAACAACAGGTCGGGCCGCTTCTCCTCGACCTTCATGCCAAGGGCGCTGGAGTCGATGCCGTGCGCGGCGAAGATGAACCCGGACTTCGCGACGTACATGGACTGGGTGTCCGCGACGTTCTGCCCCGACGGCCGCTTGGCCGCGGTGCACAGGCCGGGGAAGTCGCGGCGCAGCAGGACGTTGCCGTCGAGCTCGCGCTTGAAGGTCGTCAGGTGCCGCTCGGCCTGGGTGGCGGCGGACGCGAACGCCGCGGCGAACTTCACGTGGCCGTGGGCGGCGGCCCACATCGGCAGGATGAGGAACCACCAGGTGGTCTTCCCGGTGTTGCGTGGGGCGATCCACGCGTCCCGCTCCGCGGCGGGCCCGGCCGGGGGGCGCACCCAGCGTCGGCCGGCGCGGCACCAGTCGAGGTGGGCGTCACCGAAGCTGATGCGGCCCTCCTCGTCCTTGAGGTGGTGGCGCAGGTAGACGAGCGCGAAGAGCAGCGGATCCAGGCGGGTGAGGATCCGGCGGCCCTTGGGGTCGGCGAGGAGCCGCTCGTCGAACTGGGCGAGGTAGGCGGCGAGGTCGAACGTCTCGGCGTCGAGGCCGTCGAGGTAGCCGGCCGTGCGGGTGGCGGTGGTCACGGTCAGTCCTCGTTGACGATGTGCTGCTCCTCGGCCTGCATCTTGGCCCTCGCCTCGCGCAGCAGCTCCTGCAGCTCCCGGTCCTGTTCGGTGACCTGGTGGACGGTCGCGTCGAGCTTGAGGGTCTCCAGCCCGCGCAACTTGGCGCGGCGCTCACCGTTGCGGCGCCGGGCTTCCTCGATCTTCAGGAGGCGGTCGACGGCCTGGAGGACCGGCCCGTCGTCCTCCATCGGCTCCTCGGTGTCGGGGTGGAGGATGACCCTGCCGTTGCTGACGGTGATGTGCCGGGCGCCGAGGACCTTGCGGACGGCGGTCTCCAGCTCGTCGAGGCGTGCGAGTTCGGCGTCGAGGCGCTCCAGTTCGAAGTGGAGGACGGCTTCGGCCGGCTCCTGTGTGATGTCCTTGATGGCGCGGAGGATGGCTTGGCGGGCCTCGCTGCGGCCGGTGTAGCCGAGGTGGTCGGCGATGCGCTGGTAGGTCCAGCCCTGGGCGCGGAGGTCGGCGGCCTGGGCGTCGCGGGTGGCGGCTTGGGGTGTGCGGACGTAGCGGCCGTTGCCGTCGCGTGCGTCCTGGTACGGGTTGGCCACGTCTGCTGCCTCCTCCATGCGGGTACCTTTGAATCGTAGGGCAATGGTTCATTGTGCCTTCGATTCGACGGAGAAGGGCGGCTGGGATGGTGTCGGACCGCGGAGGCCGCTTCGGCTTCGTCTACAAGACCCGCCAGGACGTGTACCGGGCGCTGCGCCGCCAGGGCGCCTCGAAGAGCAAGGCCGCACGCATCTCCAACGCCGGCCGCACGCACGCCCAGCGCAGCCTGATGGCGCGCAAGGCGGCACGGACCCGCCAGGCGCGGGGGCGTAAGCGTCGCTGAGGGGCGACAGGGCGGGACCCCGGGGGCCAATGGCGGCGGCTCCCGGGGTCCTGTCGCGTCCGGCGGCTACTGCTTCACGGTCTCGTGGTTCCGCCGGGGGAGGTCGAGCAGGGCGACGTGCACCACCCCGGTGATGAGGTAGGCCCACATGGCGTATCGGATGACCTCCCGCCAGATCTCGCCCCACTGGCGGACGTTGAGGTCGGCCGCTGCGGCTGTGATGAGGGTGCCGCTGAGGATCGCGTAGACGGCGACGGTGCGCGGGCCGACGACGCGGCGCTGCCAGGCGAGGAGGAACGGCACGAAGGTGAGCGCGGTGGCGCTGACGGCCGGCAGGGCGGCCCAGGCCCAGCGGTGCCAGGGCTTCGGGTACATGGGGCGGCGGGTGCGTGTTCGCATGGCGGCTCCTGGGTGCGGGTGGGCGTCCAGGGTCGCGAGGTCGGGGTGCGCGCGGGGGCGGGGTGATCGAACGGTGACGTCTTGTTCGGGGCGAACGGGAAGCCCCTCTCCGCCGGGCGGTGGAGAGGGGCTTCGGCCATGTCGGGTTCAGTCGGCTTCGGTCCAGCCGTAGTCGAGTTCGTTCGCGAGGAAGGCGTCCATCGACGGCGCGAGTGCCGCCTCCTTCTCATCGTTCGTCATGGACTCCCAGCCGTCGGGGACGTCGTCGCCTTCGATGACGAGTTCCTGCATGCTTCCGGCGATCGCGTTCATGCCGACGTACAGGGTGATCCGGGTGGGTTTGGTGGTCATGGGGTTCGTCCTGTCGTGTCGGGCGGTCAGGTGAGCTGCGTTGCGGTGATCAGCGGGTGCGGCTCCAGAGAGACCCAGTCGCAGCCGCCGTGGGCGTGCACGGCTCCGCTCTCCTCGTCCTGCCACGCCTGATCCAGGTCGAACGGGATGCGCTTCGCTGCCTCGACGAACGGCCCCTTGGCGGCGTCCTTGCTGGCGTAGACGCCGAGGACTTCACCGCCCTCGCAGTCCTCACCAGTGGAGAGGACCCACACGATCGGGGCGGACGGTGCCTGACGGTGGGAGAGTTCGGACACGGCTGGGGTCCTTTCGTGGCGGTGGGTTGAGCGTATGGCGGGGGTCAAGCCGCGAGGGCCCGCCGTGGCGGCAGGCCATCGGAGGAATCAGGCGGCGAGGGCACGGAGCCTGTCGGCGTACTCGGCCACGGTGCCCGTGACGGGCGGCAGCATGCGGTACACGGTGATCCGCGCCGCGTCGATGTAGCTGCAGCCCACCAGCCGGTCGCGGCGGAGAAGCGTGTCGGAGGCGGCAGCGATCGCCGCCCTCGCGGTACCAAGGGAAATGCAGCGGGGGGTCTGGTAGCCGCCGGGGTGGGTGAAGGTGGCTCGCTGGTCGAGCTGCTCGGCGGCGAGGGTGAGGATCTGGGCGGTCAGGTCGGTGGTCTTCATGGGTGACTCCGGTCTCGGGGCGGTGCGCGGGCGGGGGGTCAGGCGGCGAGGGCGAGGCGGGCGGCCGCAGTGCGGTAAGCCGGCTTACGGGGCCGGTAGATGACGGCGATGCGGGCGACCTCCGCCGGGCTGTAGCGCGTGCACTGGCGGGCGCGGCCGTGGGTGTAGCTGACGCTGGGGGTGCCGGTGACGTTCGCCTTGGCGGCGTTCTTGCGGAGGCTGCTCGCCACGGTGCGGGCTTCGCGGACGGGGAGGCCGGCGGCGATGCAGTGGGTGGTGAGGGTGGCGGTGCCGTGGCGGCGGATCTTGGCGGCGGCGCGGTTGGTGCGGGTGCGCTGGCGGAGGGTGCGGCGGGCGGTGCGGGTGCTGGCGTTCATCGGGTCCCCCTCGTTGCGCTTCTTTGTTGCGATACACGCTAGCGCTTCATTGCTATGCGGCGCAAGGGGGTTGCGCTACTCTGTATCGCATGGACCCGATGATCAAGCTCGACCAGGCCGCGATCCGCTACCGCGAGACCGAAGCGGCCCACGATGCCTCCCGAGACGCAGCGGTCGAGGCAGTCGTGGAAGCCCTCAAGGCGGGCGAGCGCCCAACCGACGTCACCGCCCGGTCACCCTTCACCGCCGCCTACGTCCGGCGCATCGCCCGCGACAACGGCATCGAGCCGGCCAAACCCGGCCCGAAGGCCCTCGGCAAGGAGAAGCGCGTTCCAGCTGCTAAGGCACTCGACGAGCTGCGCGCCAAGGTGGCGGAACTCCCGGCGAGCGGCGAGGACGAGGCCCCATGAGCCCCGCCGCAGGCACGACCCGCTACCTGTGCCCACTCGAATGCGGCTGGCACCACGACGTCCCACCGCCGAGCCCGGCCCGTGCCGCCGCACTCACCGCGCTGCCCGACTCCGGCGCGAGCGACTTCCCGGCGGCCGCGCAGGCGCTCGCCAGCAATGCCTGCCTCGCGGAAACCCGGATCACCGAGGCCGCGCTGCGAGAGCATCTCGGTACGCACACACCGGAGCAGTTCGCGCGGACCATCCACGAGCTGCGCCAGGAGATCGCCCAGCTGAAGCGCGCCCAGGAGGCACCCGCATGACGCACCGTCCGTACCCGAACGTGGACCGAGCCCTCCACCAGCTCGACCGCCACGACGACGAGACTCCACCGCTGTCCGAGCCTCGGCCGCTGACACCGATGGAGCGGCAACTCGCTTCCGCCGCCTCCGCGGTGATGCGCGCAGTCCAGCCGGACGGCATCACCATGGCGGACCGGCTGCGCACCGCGTTCACGCTGCGCCCGGCGGGCAGCGAGGAGAAGACCGCATGACCACGCCCCCGTTCGAAGCCCTGGACAGCCTCCGCCCCGCCCGGCGCAGGCTCACCGCCGCGCTGCTGCAGCAGGGCTTCCAGCGGGCGGAGATCGAGGAGATGCTCGCCGACTACGCGCGCGAACTGGCCGACGAGGGCAAGGAGCCCACCCCGTGACCGATCAACCCCAGCGGAAGAGCGGCGCCGTCGACGCCGGCGTGTTCGTCGCCGCCCTGGTCCTGCTGTTCATCAGCGCCGCCCAGGGCTGGACCGGGTTCATCGTCCTGTCCCTCGTCGTCCTCGTCGGCGTGATGGTGACGACCGCGGCGCGCAGGCAGCTGGAGGAGGGCAAGCGGCCACCGCAGCCCGGCGACCGGCCATGGAGACGCGGCCCGCAATGACGACGGCCCCGCCCGGACTCCCGGCGCGGGGCCTGCACATGAAGGCGCCCCGCCTCGACGGGGGACGAGACGGGGCGCGGTCCAGTGTGGCAGCCGGTCAGCCCCGCTGCTGGTTCTCCACGCCAGTCCGCCCGAACCACTTCTGATGGACGTGCGTGTGCGCCTCGTTGCGGACGTTCACCACGCTCCGCCCCCGCACACTGCCCGCCGCGAGGAGCAGCGCGGCCAGGACCACCAGCCCGCTCGTCCCCATCATCGCGACCCCAGCGGCCAGCTGGTTCAACCCGAACCCCACTCCGGCGCCGGCCGCGCCGACCCCGACCCCGCCAGCGAGCATGCGCTGCGCGACCGGGTCCAGCAGCGGCTGCGGAGTCAGGTCCCTCGGCACCGGCGCCGGCATCGGCTGCACGTACTCCTTCAGCACGGGCACCATCACGCTCGGGTCCTGCGCGGACGGCACCCACGTGACCGCGGGTCGCTCCGTGTACAGCTCCACGCCGGCGGGGTGGACGGGGCGCTGCCCGGTGGGCTGGGCGTGCCGCTGATACGCGTCGGGCAACATCACGGCTCCTGGGGGCGGTCGGGGCGCACGGCGTAACGGCCGTAGCCGGGCTTGTGGATGCGCGGGTCGGCCTGCAGCCAGCGGCCGATCGTCGCGGCGTGCGGGGTCTCGTAGCCGTGCGGCTTGAAGAACCGCTCGAAGATGTCCTGGATGGCGGCCGGGCCGATGCCGTCGCGCCCGGCCTTCTCGACGATCCCGAAGACCATCTTGCGGCGCGGGTCGGCGTCGTCGTTCTGCGACTCCCCGTCCCCAGCGGGCGGGGGAGTGTCGGTGGCGGGTGGCTGCCAGGTGACGCCGCCGCCCGCGAGGATGTCGAGGAACTGGGCGTCGAGGTCGTCATCCCGGCGGCCGGTCTCGCTCATCGCTTCGTGCAGCTTGCGGCGCGCGGCCTCGGCCTGGTCGATCGCCGCCTGGGCGTCGCCGCCGGCGGGGCTGCTGCCCCAGTCCGCGGTGACACCCCGGCCGCGCGGCGCCGCGGCGGGCGGCTCGGGGGCGGCCTCGACGACGGGCGCCGGTTGCGGGGCGGGCCCGCCGAGGAGGTGGTCGGTGTTCATCCACCGCTGCTCGTACGCTTCACCGGCTGCGCGGCGGGACAGCTCGTCCAGCTCGGGGTGCCGGTCGGCGGTCGCCTTGACGATGTCGAGGATCTGCGACGGCCGCATCCGGTAGACCTTGATCGGGTGGACCTGGCTGTCGCCGTCCCGGACGAGCGCGCACCCCGGGTAGGGGGCGTCCTCAGCGGACGCGCCGTGGTTGTAGCCGAAGAAGTAGTTCAGCTCCGCATCGTCGGCGACCTTCATCCCGGCCTTGAATGTGGACTGCTTGAGGACCTGCGGGTCGGCCAGCACGTCCTGAGTGGCCCGGAGCCCGGACGTGGTCTCGTTGACGGCGGCGGCGCGGGCGATCTCCAGGGTCTGGATCAGGTTGTCGGCGATGGCGCGGAGGGTTTCGTTGCGGCGGGAGCGGGTGGAGAAGACCTCGGCGCCCTCGTCGTTGAAGACACGGATCTCCGGCACCTCGGCGTCCACCGGCAGCTTGTCGTCGTTCGCGGCGATCTCCCGGTCCTGGTAGCCGACCTTCCGGGCCTTCGCGACCCGCACGAGAGCGGCCGCCATGCCGAGCGCCTTCTCCGGGGTGTCGGCCACCCAGTCGATCGGCGGCCGGCCCGGTTTGCCCGCGGCGGCCCAGGCGCGCATCCACTTCAGCGCGAGGCCGCCGCCGTTGAGGTCGATGACCCAGGTGATCGAGTCGACCATCCGGCACTGGTTGGCGATCATCACGTTGAGGAGGTTCGTCTTGCCCGAGCCGCGCTGGCCGACGACCAGCATGGACGTCTGCCGGTTGACCGGGCCCTCGGCGGTGCCGTCGCGGAGGACACCGAGCGGGGCCGGCGCGTTGACGGTGAGCGGCGAGTAGTCCTCCGGGTAGTACACATCCTCGATCAGCCGGTTCACGGTGGACACGTGGATCAGGACGGCGCCGCGGTGCGCTCCCGGCCCGACCTCGACACCGCAGCCCTCCGGAAGCCTCGCGTCCGACGCCAGCTGGTCCTTGTAGACGGCGATGTCCTTCCAACGGGTGCCGCCCGCGCCGCACTCGCCGTCGAGGCTGAACCCGCCGCCGGACTCCCACACCTCGACGCCGACGATCTGCACGACCGCGCCGCCGCAGACGCGGACGATGCGGTCCTCCCACTCGTCCGCGATCTGCTTGCGCTTGCCGTCCAGGGTGGCCCGCCGGGCGGCGGCCTCCTGCTCGGCCCGCGCCTCTTCGGCTTTCTCCTCGACGTGGTGCGCGCCGGCCATCGCCGCGCCCAGGCCGAGGACACCGGCGAGGAGACTGCCCATGCCCCACTGCGACCAGGGGCCGTTGACGATGGCCCACGAGCACCACCCTGCCGCGCCGAGCCAACCCGCGGCGCGCAGCGAGAGCGTCGCGGACGTGACCTTGTGGCGGCGGCCGGCGATGTGGGTGCCGACCATCCCGGCCCCGGCGGTGAGGGCGGCCCACTCCCACGGCATGGCCAGGGTGTGGCCGGCGTAGCCGACGGCCAGCGCGGCGCACCCGGTGTTGATCGGGCCGGTGATCGCGCCGTGCTTGGCGTCCCAGTCGAGCTTCACAACGTGCTCCCAGTCGGGGTTAGAGGTTGGCGGAGACGTCCCACATGCGCTCGCCGGTGCGGGGGTTCTCCAGGCGGGCGATGTCGACGTCGTGGAGCTGGCGGAACGCGGGCGTGAGCTCGGTAGCGAGTTCGGCCGCCTTCAGCTGCAGGCCGTGGATCTGCCGCATGATCTCGACGATCTGCGGGGCGAGCGGCCAGTTCGCGTCGGCGTTCTCAACGGTCGTCTTCAGCGCCTCAGCGTGGATCCGCAGTGCCTCCTCGAGTCCGGCGAAGTCCTGGCCGACCTGGAGCATGCCGGTGGGCTGGTAGGCGGATGCGGCGCGCGCCATCTCGTGGGCGGCGGCGACGAAGTGGTGTCCACCGGACATGGTGGTTCCTCCTGCACTCTGGGCGTGGTTGGGGTTGACGGGGCGTCGCACGGTGGCGGCGACGGTCGGCTCGGCGGTGTCGGGTTCGGTGCGGTTCTTGCGGCGCCGCTTCCATGCCGCCTTCAGTCGGGCGAGGGCCCCCTTGGGGCCGCCGGAGAGGAGACCCCACGTCCCGGCGCCGAGCGCGCACAGGCCGTCCCACAGGGCGCCGCAGGCGCGGCGTGCCTGCCGGGCGGCGGCCTGGCGGGCGCGGGTGAGGAGGGGCCGGCCGGCGTTGTACGCGGCTCGGGCCGCGCGTCCGGCGGCGGCCTTCAGCGCGTGCTGCTTGCCGCCGCTGCCCGCCTTGCTGGCGGTGTCCTTCGCGGCGAGCCGCTTGGCGGCCTGCTTCAGCGCCTTCCGGGCGGCCTTCTCCACGGCCCGCTGCTGATGCCGCTTGCTCGGCCGGTCGTGCTTCCGGCGGTGGCGGCCCGGCCCGTCGTGGCGGCCGCTGCTGTTCTTGCGGAGCGCGCTACCGCGGTCGCCGAGGAGCCCGCCACGCGATCGGCCGCCGCCACCCATGCCGCCACGCGAGCCCAGCCCGGACGAGCGCCCGTTGCTACGGGGCAGCACGCCACGGCCGGCGCCACCGGGGCCGGTAGCGCCACCGCTACGCCCGCTACGGGAGCCGCTACCGGACCCGCTACCGCTACGGCTGCCGCCCCCGCCCGGCCCGCTACGCACGGCGCTACCACCGCCGCTACGCGCCCGCTGCGCCGTAGCGCGCCCGGCCTTCACCGTGGCGCGGCGGCGGAGCGTCGCCGCGGTAGCGCCCGCCACGATCACGACACCGGTAACGGCGGCAGCGGCCGGCCCGCCCACGCTGTAAGCGGCGGTCGTCGTGAGCGTGGTGGCATTGCCGGCGCCCGCGAGGACGGGGCCCATGGGCAGGCCGCGGGTGCGGCGCTGCCGGGTCTGCTGCTCGGGGAGTTCGGGAAGGGGCCACTCGGAGGGCCACGCGAGGACGGGAGACGGCCGGGCCGTCTCTTGTGTGGGGGGATCAGGCGGGGTCTCGACGGTGCGGTGGGTGTCGGGGGCGGTCTTCGTGCGGGTCATCGGGGGGTGCTCCGTTCACTGTGACTCTGACTGCAGTCGCGCTCTGACCGGGTGGGGGTTTGCGCTGTTCAGGGGGGGGGCGGGTCGGGGGGTGACTGCAGTCGGGCTGCAGTCGCGGTCAAGGTCAGGCGGCGCGGGGGCCGGGGAGGGCGGGGTTCTCGGCTTCGACCTGGCGGCGGATCTTCCCGGCCTGCGCGCGGGAGTTGGCCAGGTGGGCTTCGCCGAGGGCGTCGACGATGGCGCTCTCGGTGGGCCGGTGTCCGAGCTGCAGCCACAGCTGGCGGACGATGTACTGCGGGGTGCCCGGCTCGTAGGCCGGCACCGTCCGGTCGACGGTGGCGTCAGCGGCGGTGGCGCTATCGGCGGGTGGCGTGGCGGCGGGCTCGGGCGGAGTGGCGCGCGGCGGCTTCGGTGTGGCGGGGGAGGACGCTACGGGGCGTGGCGTGGCGGCCGGGGTAGCGGGCTGCGCTACGGGCGGCAGAGCGGGGGCGCTACTGAACATGGCGGCGAGCGCCGTGTTGGCTCCGTCGACGATCCGGGTGTTCTGTACGTCGGTGAGGGCGCTACCGAGGGTGGCGTCGCTATCGCCGAGCCGCCCCATGAGCCGCCACGCTGCGAGCGCCGAGGCCTTCCGCACCCACTTCCAGGGGTGGCGCTCGGCGCGCGCCCGGTGGAACGCGATCCGCCGGAGGGTGGCGGCGTTGCGGCGCTGGGCCTCGATGTCGACGCCGGTGCGGTGCACGACGATCCGTCGGGCGAGGAAGCTGATGCCCTCCGCGGAGGCGGTCATCGCGAGGGGGGTGAGCGCGAACACCACGGCCTCGGTCATGGTCGGGGCGATCGCGAGGCCCATCACGGACGCTGCGGCGGGCAGGAGCCAGAGCGCGGCGCGGATCGCGAGGGGCGCGGCCTGCCCGAGCATGGTCACGCCGATCATGACGAGGGCCGCGACGAGGGTGGCGCCTTCGCCGGCGGCGACGACGCCGAGCGCGGTCTCCTTGCGGTGCAGGACGGACGCGGCGTTGGCGTAGGTGCCGATGGCGCCGCCGATACCGACGGCGATCATCGGCAGGGTGGCGACGCCGAGGACGATGATCTGTCCCTTGGTCAGCTTCTTCACGGTGACGGCTCCGTGGGGGGTTAGCGGTGCTTCCAGGCGAGGGCGGCGAGGGTGGTGGTGATGACCCACGGCCAGGCCTGGTGGGCGGCGAGGGCGAGTAAGGCGAGGGCGGTGAGCGCCCAGCGCATGAAGGCGGTGTGGAAGGTGTCGACGATGGTCGAGCGGCGTCGGCGGCATCCGCAGCGCTTGTAGCGGCGCACCGGTCGGCGGCGGGGGACTTCGACGAGTCGGGTCTTCACGGTGCTCCCTGCGGACAGCGGTAAGGGCCGGGCGCGGCACAGAGGGATGGGCCGCGCCCGGCGGTCTGGTGGCTACCGGTGGAGGGCGGTAGCGAGGGCGATGAGGGTGACGGCCAGCGCGAGGAGGGTGAGGGCGCGGGTCGCGGTGCGTCCGGGGGGCCGGCTCACTGTGTGGCCTGGGGGCGGGGCAGGGCGCGGCACTTCTCGGCGTGGGCCTGGGCGTGGGCGTGGGCCGCCTGGTTGGCCTCACGCTCGCAGTACGTGTCGGGGAGCGAGCTGCTGAGGCTGGGGTTGCCGCTGACGTCGTACTGCCACGGGCAGACGCTGCACGTGACGAGGGTGTGCTGAGCCTCGCGCCGGTAGGTGTGGACGTTGACGGCGAGGTCGGGGTTGGCGAGGGCCTTGCCCGCGTCGGTGAGGTAGCGGGCGACGATGCCGACGGGCCAGGGCTGCGCCGGGCTGGGCTGCTGGGTGGGCTGGTCGGTACGCTCCATGGCGGACCTGCTCCTTTGATCGCTTCGGGGTGGGTCCGCCCCGGCCCATGTGGAGCTGCAACTCCGGGCCGGGGCTTTGTTGTTGATCACGGTCGGAGGCGGGCTCCGAGCCGTTGTGTAGCCAAGCTACACGCGTGTAGTCTTCCTACACAAGACGGCATGAAGATCCGCCTCCCGAGCCCCGGGAAGGAACGGACATGGCAGACCGGGCGGAGGAGGTGCGGCGAGTGCTCGACGCTGTGGACGCCGTAGCGGCTGACGAGCCGCCAACCGAACAGGCCAAGCGGATCACGCAGGCCTGGGGTGAAGCTGTCGATCGCTTCCGTTGGCGGCGCCAGCAGGCGGTGCGCCGGATGCACGAGAGCGGCATGACGTACCGGCAGATCGCCGACGAGCTGAGCATCAGCTTCGGCCGTGTTCGACAGATCCTCGCCGAGGAACTCGAACCGCCGTCCGACACCGAGGAGGCGTCGGATGGATGAGCTGGTGGTGTGGCTGAGCGCCCAGTTGGACGAGGACGAGCGGATCGCGCGGGCCTGCTCCGGGAACGGAGAGTGGGAGGCCGAGCACATCGCGATCTACGGGCCAGATCTCGGAGTAGAGGTGCGCGCCCACATGGCCGCGCATGATCCGGCGCGGGTGCTGCGCGAGATCGACGCCAAGCGGCGACTGCTCTCCGAGCACACTCCGCAGACACCAAAGGTCCGACCGGGGATGGAGCGACACTGCCTGTCGTGCACCACCGCCCAATCCTGGGACGAGGCCGCGGGGCAGTCGAACTGCCTGACCCTACGCCTGCTGGCCCTGCCGTATGCGGACCGGCCGGGCTACCGCAAGGAGTGGCGGCCGTAGCCCCACCCGTCCAAGCCCCCGTCTCGTGTCGAGGCGGGGGCTTCCTTATGTCCCGCCTACGATCACCCCGTGAACATCCCCGATGATCTGATCGCACTGGAACGCGCCGCCGAAGAGCAGCGGGCCCGGCTGGCCGGCCTCGAAGGCGAGGAGTACGACGCGCAGCGCCGCGCCTGGCGCGAGGCTGCCGAGGCCGTGCAGGCGGCGATCACCGACCACGCCACGGCGGCCGGGCTGCCCCGGTACGACGTGGAGATGGCCGTCAAGAAGGCGGTGCGACACGCGACGGAGGACCCGGCGGAGTAGCCCCGCGTGCGCCCGCCCCGGCCCGGGCTGACGCTGGAGACATGAGCACCCCGCGCGTCGTCGTCTACCCGCCGTCCGAGACCGGCGGCCGGCGAGTGCGCGTCGACGAGGAGATCCTCGGCACTGCCTACTCGCTGCACGACCTGGCCGTGTTCCTGGAGAGAGCCGGGCTGGAGGGCTGGGACGAACTGGACGTGGTCCAGGCCCGGATGGTCGAGTGGCGTGGAGGCGGGCCGGACCAGTGGGTTCACTGACCACACTGGCCTAGCCTGTCGGGATGAGTGCTCCTTACCAGCAGGCGTGGACCCATCGAGACGTGGACCTGTCGGGCAAGGCGATGCCTGCGGATGATCTGGTACACGCGATTCCCGAGGCGCAGCAGCGCCGGCGTCGGGCCCTGTGCGGGGTCGGCGTGTACATCATCCAGGAGCAAGAGTGGCCGCCTCGCGTTCTGACTCCGTGCCCGACGTGTGCTGAGCGGGCTGAGGCTGGCTGGTAGCCACGCGAACGCCCCGCACGAGGCGGGGCGTTCGGGGGCCCGGTCGCGGTCCGGTGCCCGGCAGCCGATCGGACGACACACCCGCGCGCGGTGCCGCACTGCCGGTCTCAGCATGCCACGGTCACGCCGCCGCCACTGCACAGCGGAGCAGAGGTCTGGACGCGCTGATCGCGGCGGGCGTACGGTCGTCGGGCACCGCATGGGGGGCAATCCCGCGACGGCCCGCCGCTCACGACTGGAGCGGCGGGCCGCGTGCTGCTCAAGCAGCTGAGGCCGCGATGGTGCCCTCGTACCGGTAGTCGAGGCGCAGCGGCCAGGTGGTGTGGATAGCGGCGAGCCGGTAGAGCGCCAGGACGCCGGGGTCGTGATCGGACTGGAAGCTGAGGTCCTTGTCAATCACGGTGATGCCCTCGTAGTTCTGGCTGTGGCCGTCGAGCGGGCCGCCGTAGAAGGCGGCGGTGACGCTTATCAACGCACGGTCTCCCATCGAAGAGGCCCCGCGCCTGCATCCGAGTATCCCGCACCGGACTGACACTCGCCCCGGCCTCCCGGGGCGCAGCCACCAGGACCAGCAGCAGCACTGACGGCGGGGCCCGCTACCCTCGCCCGCCATGGACATCTCTTGGACGGACATAGGCACCGTCACCACCGCCGGCCTGAGCGCGATCGCCACCTGGGGCGCCTGGCGGGCGGCCGTACGCTCGGCGAAGACCGCGGACACCGTGGCGCGCATCGAGCGCCAGCGCTGGCATGCTGACCTGACACCGCAGTTCGACATCACGATCGAGCGCGCGCAGGGCGACCGCGCCACGATGAACGTGCGGCTCGTGGGCCCGGTACCGCTGGGGCATCTGGACGAGATCGTCATCCGCATCGTCCCCAGCGATGACCAGGACCGGACCCAGGAACGGCCCGGCGGCCCGAGCCGCGAAGAGATGGACGCTCAGGTCTGGGGGCCGTGCCGGTTCAACCCGAATGCGGAAGGTGTCGACCCCACCGGGCAGACGGTGGCGCCCTTCCCGCTGCGCGTCGGGACGGGGCGGCCGCTCAGCTTGGAGAAGACGCGGGCCCCCCACTGGCAGGAGGGCAACGACGTTCAACACCGGTGGACCGAAGACTGGTCCAACCAGCCGGTCCGCTTGGTGATCACCTGCAAGCGGCACGAGCCGGATGGGCAGGAGGAGTTCGAGCCGTGGGTGGTGCCGCTCGACGTGGAGGTGCCACAGCCAGTGCGTGTGCGCTGGCTGTAGCCGGTCACCGGGTGGCCGAGGCTTACGCCGCGATCACGGCGCCCTCCGACCACACCCGCCCGCACCCCGTGCAGTGCGCCACTGACACCCGCCCAGAGCGGACGGGGGCGTTGCGCATGGTCATGCCTCCGTGCTGGGCTGCTCGGCGCCGTCGAGGGCCTCGTGCACGGCGTGCAGCGCGGCGTCCCAACCGTTGTCCTGCGCGTTGGCGAGGGTGTTGAACTGCGAACGCTGCGGTGCTCTCTTGATGGCGCGCACCCGCTCGATGGTGGCCTGCGCCTCCCGCGCTTCCCGCTCGGCCTTCGCCACTGCGTCGACCATCTCGTCCACCAGGGCCACGTCTCCGCCCTCGGCCTCGAGCATGCTGCGCGTCAGGGCCAGCTCCCGCTTCGTCTCCCGCCACTGCCGGTTGCGGAGGCTGATCTGTGCCCACAGGTTCTGGATCTGGGTGGGGTCGGCGCCGTTGGCGCGCAGGCCGGCGCGGAGGGTGCGGAGTTCAGTCTCGGCGATGTCGGCGCGCTGCGCTGCGCGGGCGCGTTCGGCCTCGGACTGGTTGGACGTCTCGTACGCGATGCGCAGCAACTGCTCGACCTGCTCGGCTCGGCGCCGGAGGTGATCGCGGGCGTTCTCGGACCGAGTCAGTTCGGCTCGTGCGGCGTCGGCCTCGCGCATCTCCGCTTCGACGTGCTCGTGGAGGAGGGCGCCCTCGTCCCAGGTGAGGCCGGTCCGTTGAGCGCGGCCGAGGAGGTTGTGCAGGCTGTCGCGGCGGGTGGTGCGCTGCGCCTCGTCGTCGGCCGGGGCCTGCTTGCAGCACTGGCCATCGCAGCCCGGGATGCTGCTGCACGGCGTCCCTTCGGCGGGCTCGGGCGCTGCCGGGGCGGGCGCGCTGCATGCGCCGTCGGGCTGCCGCTCGCAGGGGCTTCCGTGTCCGGCGTGGTCCTCGGGGCGCCACCCGCTCTCGCGGAGGGCCTGGCCGTTCTGCCGGATGACGTCGGCGAGGTCGGCGTGCGAGTACGGGTCGTCGTCGTCCATGAAGCCGATGTCGCACAGGGCGCGGCGGACGTCGTCGAGTTGGTGCTCTTTGCCGCGGCGGGCTTCGTGCGCGAGGTGGAGGCGGGACTCGGCGGTCTCAGCACGCTTGCGCTGCTGCTCCCAGTCGTCGGCGGTGGGCGCGAGGTCGCCGCGTCCGCAGGCGGGGCAGTAGCCGGTGGTGCTGGGCTGGGTCGCTTCGGTCGCTGTCGGGGTGGGCGCGGCCGCGACACCTTGGGGTGTCACGCCGGCGGGTTGGGCGGCGGCCGGGGTGAGAACCGCGCGGACGGCTTCCATAGCGGCCTCCCAGCCGCACTCCCACTCACCAGCCGTGGTCACGTTGGACGGCGCGGCCTGCTCGGTAAGGTCGATCAGGTGCTTCCCGACAGCGGACAGGACGGCGTCCGCGACCGTTCGGCGGACGCTGAGCCTCAGCCACTCGCCGTGCAGCCGCAGGGCCGGAGCGACGGCGTTGAACGCGACGGCGCGCAGCTGCTGCCGAGCGGGCGGGGGTTCGGCGGCCATCTTGGCCTTGGCGGCGCGGACGAGGGCGGTGAGCGCGGTGCGCCCTTCCTCGGTGAGTTCGGTGGCGCCGCGGACGCTGATGGTCTCGCCGTCGATCTCGACGGGGCGGCAGGTGTCTTCGGGCTCGGCGTGGTCGTCGGTGGTGGTCATGTGCGGCTCCAGCGGCTGTCGTCGTCGGTGTGGTTCATGCGGCGGTCCCGTGGTCGAAGTGGCGGGTGATCTCGGTGAAGGCGGCGGTCTCGGCGTCGTCGAGGGGTGGCCCGTCGCGGAGTTCGCGGGCGCGCTGGTCGGCGTCGTTGGCGAGTTCGTTGGTGATGCCGGCGCAGCAGATGAGGGCGCAGATGAGGAAGAAGCCGGGAACGATCGCCCAGGGGGCGGGGCCGAGGACGGCCCAGCCGGTGGCTGCGATGGCGGCTGCGGCGGCGAGGATGAAGGCGCGGCAGGCGAGGCGGTGGAGGTTCACTGCGAGTTCCTCTCGATGACGCGGATGGGAATGCCTGCCTGCTTGGCGAGCCGCACGCAGTTGCGGGTGCCGTAGTTGGGCTGGCCGGGCTCCGGGAAAGCGAGCATCCAGGCGGGTCGGGGCAGCTTGGCGACCATGGCGGCGTTACGGCGGGGGCCTGCGCCGGGGCAGTAGTCGGGGAGCAGGCCGGGGTGGGCGATGTCGCCGGGCTTCTTCCGGCGCCGGTGCCCGGGTGTGGTGGGGCAGTCGGGGGCGCAGTGGTCCCAGTCGGCGGGCATCGGGTCTTCGACGAGCCCGTATCGGTTGCCGTGGCTGTTGATCCAGTCAGAGGCTGCTTGGTCGGCGGAGTTGGGGCCGGGGCAGGCGCCGTGGCGGATGATGACGGGTCCGTCGGTGAGGTTCACGGCGAGGTCGAAGAGGGTGCCGGGGACGACGCCGGGTTCGGTGAGGTGGCGGGCGCCGGCGAGGAGGACGACGGGCAGTGTCATGCGGCTTCCTCGTAGTCGTGGCGGGTGCGGTGGGCGTACCGGCGGGCGCCGGCGCGGGTGAGGGCCCAGGCGGGGCGGCGCGCGGCGCGGTAGACGAGGCGGACGGTGTAGGCGCCGGTGGCGATCGCGGTGAGGGTGAGGATGCTGCCGACGACGCCGAGGACGATGAGCCAGCCGAGGGCCCACCAGCCGAGGGTGATGAGGGTGTCGAGGGCTTCGGCGACGATCACGGCGTGGCCCCGTCCTGTTGGGCCTCGTCCCGGGCGCGCCGCTTGGTGGCCCAGTTGGGGTCGAAGGTGAGCGCCGGGCCGCGGGGCGCCGGCTGGCGCCAGGAGCGGACGTTGGCGAGGGTCCGGCGGGGGTGCATGGTCCACACCCAGGCGAGCATGAGGAGGGCGACCGGCGCGGCGGGCCAGAACCGCCAGGTGCGCCAGCCGGGCGCGGTCCAGTCTTCGGCCCAGTCGAGGATGGGGGCGAGCCGGGCCCGGCCGAGGGCGAACCCTACGGCCAGGGCGGCGGTGATCAGGAGCCACGTCATGAGGTCTTGCGCTCCCCGTCCTGCTGCGCCTCGGCGGCGGGCTGCTCGTCGGCCATCACGGCGGCCAGGACCAGCCCCCGGTACTCCAGGGCGGTGCGGCCGACGACGTGCTCCGTGTCCAGGACGTGGCGTACGCGCTGGACGGTGGCCATCTGGCGTTCGGCTTCGGCCTCGGCGTCGTCGTCGGCCGGGGGCCCGCTGGGCTGCGTCTCGTCGGCCATGCGGCGCAGGATCTTGGCAATGCCCGCAGCGACCGAGGCGGCGTACTGGCCCGCTTCGCTGTCACCACAGCCGCGGGCCTCGCGGACAGCTACCTCGGCAGCTTCCCGCAGGACGGCGGCCCGGTCGGTGGGCGCAGGCAGCACCGCCAACACCGCGTCGGCCGACTCCCTATAGGCGGCCACCATGCCCGTCCCGGTCAGCGGAACGACATGGTGGGGGTGATCGCGCTCGTACAGCGCTTCGGCGATGCGGTCGCGGAGGGCGGCCTGGTCGGGCTGGCTGGTGGTGGGGTCGGTCATGGGGTCCTCCAAGAGATCGGTACGGTGGGGGCAGACCCGGCCGGATAGCCCCCGGCCGGGTCGCGGTGCGTCACGGGGCGGGCTTCCTGCTGTCGAGGTCGGCGATCCACGCGGCGCAGACCGCGGCCACCTGGACCAGCTCGGCGCGGAGCTTGGCGGGGTCTGTCTCGGCGAACGCTTCCTCGACCTCCTCGTCGAGGATGTGGCGCCACGTCACGCGGCCCTCTTCGGCGGCGACCTGGCAGCGGGCTCGGGCTGCTCCGGCGAGGCGGGCGCGGCGGCGCTCGGTGCCGTCCGGGTGGTGCTGCTCGCCCCACTTAGCGAGCTGCGCCCGGCGTTCGGTGTCGACGGCCTCGGCGAACTGGCGGACGCCGGGGGTGGTGAAGATCGTGGGGTAGCTCATGGTCTGGCTCCTGGGTGGTGTGGGATGGTCGGGGTGCGGCCGGCCGCGGCTCCAACGCGGCCGGCCGTCCTGCTGCTCACGAGGTCGGCGGCAGCGCGTCCAGCGCGTCACCGATCCGGTGCGCGAGGGCCAGGCGGTGCGCGGCCCGCTCGCCGTCGGTGTCGGCGACGTGGTCAGCGGCGAGGATCAGGCAGTCGACGACGTCGGCGAGCTCGTCGAGGCTGAGGCCGGTGAGGTGCAGCGCCATGACGTCACCGAGCCCCGGCCGGGCGGCTGTTCGGCACGGCCTGCGGGAACGCGTCGTGGATGCGGCCGTCCAGCTCTCGGCCGGCGCGCTTCTTGCCCCAACGACGGATGGCCTCCATGCCTTCGGGCAGGCCGACACGCTCGAGCGACCAGGGCTTGTGGCCCATCTTGAAGACCTCGTAATGACGCTCGCCGTCCTGCTCCCAGCAGTTGCCGGTGTGGACGTGCGTCGCGCCACGGGCCTCGCTGTCCTTCTTGGCGGCGGCCAGCTCCTCGTCGGTGCCCGCCCAGCCGACGTCGGGGTCGCACACGCGGACGATGAACGGGGCGGGGCCCCACTCGCCCCACTGCTTGAAGAAGAACGGCACGTGGTTCTGCTTGCACTGATCACGCAGCGAGCGCACCCAGTCCGGGTGCACGGCGCGCGCCTTGGGCCCGGACTCGCCGCCGACGATGACCCAGTCGAGCTGGCGGATGTGGCCGGAGTCGCAGCCGCTGTCGGCGCACCTCGCGCACGCCTCATCGTGGCCCTCGCCGTCACAGCAAGAGCAGGCCTGCCAGATGTGGTCCCGGATCCAGACCGGCCCGAGGAGCGGCTCGCAGGACAGGAACCGGACAGCGGCCGGCGTCTCCAGCAGCGCCGGGATACGGATGTCCGCCCACTTCTGGTTCTCCACCGACACGCCCAGCCAGATGTTCGCCGGCGGCTGCGCGGCCCGGGCGCGCGCGGCCTTCGCGGCCGGACTGTTCCGCATGGCCTCTGTCGGGCAGTCGTCGAACTTCGCCGCGTACTCCCGCCGCTGCTCCTCGCGCTGCTGGACGAAGGACCGCATCCGGGCGTGCCGCTTCGTCAGCACCTGGAACGTGTGCTGTGGGTTGGCCTCCATGACGTCGAACACGTGGGTGAGGACCAGGTCCGGCACCGCGTCGTGGAACAGGTCGCTCATGGAGTTCACGAAGACCCGGGTCGGCTTCTTCCACCGGTACGGGGCGTCGACGCGGTCCTCGTGGACGGTGACGTCGAAGCCGTCCGGGAAGGCCTTCGACCCGGCGAAGCGGTGGGCGATGTTCTCGGCGTAGCAGTGGTTGCAGCCGGGGCTGACCTTGGTGCAGCCGGTGACTGGGTTCCATGTGCGGTCGGTCCACTCGATGGTGGTCATGTGGGTTTGTGTCCTTTCGCGTGGGGTGTGCTGGAACCGGATATGCGGTGGTGTTGGTCGGGGGTGTGGTTGGCGTTCGGTCAGGCGGTGTGGGGCTGTCGGTCGGTGATGTGTAGCCAGCAGGCGTAGCCGTCTGGCTCTCGGGCGTCGGCGAACACGCTGCGGTCGGTGCGCGCTTCGCCGATGAAGCCAGCGGCATGTAGGCCGCCGAGCCAGCGGGTCAGCATCTGCCCGCGGATCGCTGGGGTGGTGAGGGTGGCGGTGCCGCGGCGCCAGGCGATGGCGGCTGTGTGGTCGGTGGTGTTGCGGGCGACGATCCAGCCGCCGAAGTCGGGGTCGTCGGGGACGTGGTCGGTCATGTGGGCGGCGACTTGGTCGGCGAGGTCGGTGGTGGTCATGCGGTGTGCCTTTCGGGGTCGGTGGTGGGGTGTGTGGGTCGGGTGGTGCGCGACGCTCGTCCTCGTCCCCCTATAAGGCGGGGGACGAGGGACGAGGTCGCTGGCACTTCGTCCCGACTTCGTCCGGGACGAGGTGGGACGAGGTCAAGCGATCAAGGGGTGTGCTGGTGAGAGGGGGTGTGACTTCGTCCCGTGACGGTGTGTCAGGTCGGGACGAGGTCGCTTTCAAGATCGGGACGAGGTCGTTAGGGCTGTGACCTGCGGGTTTCCTGTGACCTCGTCCCGCGCCGTTCATGATCGGGACGAGGTCGGGACGAGGTCGTCCGGTGATCGCGGACGAGGTCGGGACGAGGTCGCTCACGCCTTCTCACCGGCCTTCGGCGGCAGCCGGTGGAGGACCGCCTTGCGGGGGCCGATCTCGGTGACGACGGCGCCGGCGTGGACGAGGCGGGTAAGGGCGCGGCGGGTGACGGAGGCGCGTCCGGGGATGAGTTCCTCGAGGGCGTTCTTGCTCATCGGCTCGGTGGCGGCGGCGAGGGCGTCGAGGACGGCGGCCTCCCGGTCCTTGATGTCGGCCTCCTCCTGGGCGGCCTTGTCGGTGGCGGCGGCGGTCTCCTGGGGGTCGTCGTGGTGCTGGATCGGCGGGTAGAGGTGGGCGTCGGCGAAGTCGGTGCCTTCGGAGCGGATGACGAGGTCGGCGAACCAGTGCATCGGGTTGCGGCCGCCGGGCAGGGCGTGTCGGCGGACCTGCGCGGGCCGGTCCTTGGCGATGCGGAGCCGGGAGCGGCCTTCGGTGTTGATGCCGAAGGGGCGGACGGCTTCGAGCATGTACTGGACGCCGTCGACGGCGTTGAGCTTGTGGACGCCGCCGAGGGCGTAGCGGCCGCGGGACTCGTTGTTCTTGACGACGTGGTCGAGGGGGACGACGGCGGCGCCGGTGTCGGCCAGGGGCCGCAGGAGCATCCGGCCGAACTTGGCGATCTCGGTGTTCTCCTTCAGCTCCAGGCCGAGCATGACCATGGCTTCGGTGACGCCGTCGACGATGATCAGGGAGGGGCCGAGGTCGCCGATGCGGGCGATGAACGCCTTGAGGGCGGCCGGGGTGGGGGTGGTGCCCGGGCGGACGTAGTGGAACTGCTGGGTGAGGTCACGCGGGTTGGCGCCGATGAGGAGGAGCCGGGAGACGACGCCTTCTTCGGAGTCCTCGAAGTCGAGGTAGACGACGTGGTTGCCGCGGTTGATCTCGGTGAGGCAGGAGATGAGCGCCACCCACGACTTCCCGGCCTCGGACTCGCCCTGGATGCCGTTGACGCGGCCCGGGTAGAACAGGCCGATGCCGTCGTCGCGGGCGCCGACGGTGGGCTGGGCCGGCTTGTGGGTGCCGTCGAGGACGGGGGTGAGGTCGGAGAACGACCAGCCGGTCTCGTCGCTGCCGCGGGGCCCGGTCTCTTCGGTGGCGCGGGTGACGCGTTCGCGGACCAGGTCGAGGACTTCGGCGAGGTCGCCTTCGCCGGAGCGGACGAGGCCGGCGGCCCGGTCCAGCTCCTCGATGGCGCGGCGGCGGACGGCTGCTTCGTGGACGATCTCGGCGTAGTGCTCGGCGTTGGCGGCGGTGGGGACCTGCTGGACGAGGCTGTGGAGGTAGGCGGCGCCGCCGACGCGGTTGATGTCGCCGCGCTTGGTGAGTTCGGCGGTGACGGTGATGGGGTCGACTCGCTCGCCGCGGACGGCCATGGACGCGATCGTGTTGTAGATCGTTTCGTGGGCGGGGCGGTAGAAGTCGAGGCCTTCGAGGATCTCGATGACCTCGGTGATGGCGCGTTCGGACAGCAGCATGCCGCCGAGGACGGACTGTTCTGCGGTGAGGTCCTGAGGGGGGAGCCGCTTGAAGCCGTCGCTGTCCGCCGGATCGAGCGGGAAGGGGCGGACGTTGTCCTCCACGGGGCGGTCTCCTCAGAAGAGCGTGGTCGGTTCGGTGGTGCAGCGGTGCGTGAGCAGGTGCTGGTGGGGGCAGTCGGGCGGGTGTCGACCGGTGGTCCAGCGGAGCCGGAGCGGGCCGTGGCGGGGGCGGGGCAGGCACCAGACGAGGTCGTGGGGTGTGCTGGCTGCGGCGGCGGCCGGGTAGGGCCGGGCCTCGTCCGGGGGCGGGACGTCGACCGTGGCTTTGAGGGCTGCGGTGCGGCCGACCCACTGGACGAGGAGGGTTGCCCGGCACGCGGGGCAGCGCTGTGGGGTGTCGCCGCCCCGCGGCCGGGCCCCGGTCACGCCGGGCTGCCGTTCATGACCGCGGTGTCGATCTGCTCACCGATCTTCCGGACGACGTCGTCGAAGGCGGTCTTGCGGATGTCCGCGGGCCGCTCGAGCTTGTAGCCGAGGGCGAGGCCGTTCTGCCCGATGCGGTGGCGGAGGCGGGCGGTGAGCCGGTAGCCGTCGCTGCCCTCGAACGGGATGAGGCCGACGACGAAGGTCTCGGGCACCACCAGCTGGCCCTTCTGGCCGGCCTTCGTGGTGGCGGTCTCGACGTACTGGAACTGCCGCTGCCCGGAGGAGAGTCGGGTGGCGGACTGGAAGTCGACCTTCACGGCGGCCTGGAAGGACTGGGCGATCTCCAGCATTTCGGCGGAGGTCGGCTCCAGGAGTTCGGGGAGGTGGTCCTCGAGGAACTCGGCGAACTGCTCCTGGGGCATCAGCTGGCCGTCGTTGCGGATCCACTGCTTCCAGGCGTCGGTCTCGCGCAGGGCGAGGTGGAGGCGGTGGCCGGACCAGCGGGCGCCGTCGGGGGTGTGGGCGTCGAGGACGGCGGTTACGGTGAGGCGCTCGGCGTCGGCGTAGACCTCGCTGTTGTCGTCGTGGTGCTTCGTCCAGTAGGCGAGGAAGGACTCGGCGTCGCGGACGGTGGTGGTGCCGGTCTTGCGGGTGGGGGTGTCCTTGTACTCGTCGCCGGTGAGGTCGACCTTCTGGAGGCCGGCGGGGGTGACGAAGGCGTAGTACTTGCCCGGGGTGAGTTCGGCCGGCTCGGCGCCGCGGAGGGCGGTGTCGACGATGACCTGCGCGTTGTCGTTGGTCATGGGTCAGGCGTCCTTGAAGTTGTCGGTGGCGGGGGCGGTGCGGAACTCGATGGCCATCTGGCGGGGGTCCTCGCGGACGGGCTGGCCGTCGTCGTCGAGGAAGTACAGGGACTTGACGGGGGTGGGCTTGGGGGCCTTGAGGGCGGACTCGACGCCGATGGGCATGGGGGCGGAGTCGACGCCGTTGGCCGGCGGGTCGACGACGATGGTGATCGTCATCGAGCCCTTCTTGCCGTGGGCGCGGACGGCGTCGAGCAGCTGGTGGAACTCGCAGGAGAGTTCCTCGTCGGTGCGGCCGTTGAGGTGGCTGGCGAGGAAGGCGGCGACGGGCGCCTGCTGGATCTCGCCGGTCTCGTGGTTCACGGTCATGTGCGGTTGGTGCCTCTCTTGTGGGTGGTGCGGGTAGGTCAGGTGGTCGTGTGGCTGGTGGCGGCCTGGGCGGCGCGGTAGGCCTCGGGGCTGGCGCGGCGCTTACCGGAGGCGACGGCCCGGTCGTCGAAGAGGGCCGAGTCCGAGATCGGCGACGGTGTGGTCCAGGCGCCGGCCGGGAGCCCGGGCCCGGGCTGGGGCTTCGGCAGTCCCTTGACGGCCCACGGGGCGTGCCGGTCGCACTTGGGGCCGTTGACGTAGGGCCGGACTTCGCCGTCGTGGTCGTCGCGGGGGACGTCGCAGCGGCTGCTCATGCCGCCGTCCGTGTCGTGCCGGTACGGCGCAACCGGTTGTCGGCGTCCGCGTTGGCCCGCCTGCACGCCGGACACGCGTCCTCGCCGCGCCTGCGGTGCCGCCGGTAGCCCTCCCGAGTCCCGCACACCGCCTGCGAGTCGCGGATCACCGCGTCGGTGAGGTGGTCGCCGCGGAAGCAGTCGGTGCCGCAGGAGCGGCGCACCGGGCCGTCCGGTTCGCGGCCGTGGCTGACGATGAACGCGGCCTGGAGCGCGGTGTAGCGCTGCCCGGAGAACTTGATGTGCTCGACGGTGCCGGTCCACGTGAGGTGGCCGTCGCTGGTGCGGGCGGTGCGCCGGGCGAAGGCCTCGGCGAGGCTGGCCGGCGGCCGGATCCCGGTGACGGGGGGCTGGATCGGCGTCGCGGCCTTGCGGGCGCGGCGGTAGGCGTTGAGCCGCTCGGTGGCGGTCGTGCCGCCGCGGATGCCGTACCTGCGGTCGAGGGACTGGCCGCCTTCTTCGGTGAGGGCGTCGCGGAGGCATGCTTCGAGGACGGGGCACGTGGCGCAGATCCGCTTGGCCGCGGCGATGGCTTCCTTGTCGGTGGAGAGTGCGAACCAGAGGTCTTCGTGGCCCTTGTACTGGGGGTCGGCGCAGGCGGCTTGGTCGCGCCAGTGGTCGCCGTGGTCGGGCTTGCCGTGGACCCGGTGGGTGATGCGGGTCATGCGGGCACCTCCATCGGTGCGAGCCGGACGACGGTGCGTTCGGTGTGGTGGTGCGCGCAGTTGGCCTGCGGGCGCGGCTGGTTGAGGGTGTGGGTCCACAGGCGGCAGGCGCCGTGGCCGCAGCTGGTGGTGGTGCCCCACCAGGCGTCGGCGACGTAGGTGGCGCACGGGTGGCAGCAGGGCCCGGAGTTGGTGGTGCGGGTGGCGTCGCGGTAGCGGGTGCGGCCGAGCCAGGCCGGGTGGGTGCCGTAGAGGTTCTTCACGGCGGTGACGCGGGTGGTGGCCGGCCGGGTGCCGCACCAGGCGCACTGGGTGGGGTCGGCCGGGGTGAGGGCGGCGAGGTCGAAGAGGGCGAGGGCGGTGCTCATCGGGTGGTCACCGACTCGCGCTCGGGCCACGCGCAGCCCTCCAGCGCGGCGAGTTGCCGCTCCGGCACCTCGGCCAGCGGGTGCCCCAGCCAGGCGTAGCCTGCGGCCGCCAGGGCGAAGCCGTCGCACTCGTCGTTCGCGGCCGGTCCCTCGAAGGTGCGGCCGTACAGGCGCTCGGCGGCGCCGCGCATGAGCGACTTCGGGGCTTGGCCGTGTCCGGCGAAGAACAGCTTCAGTGAGGACGGCGGGACGATGGCGTACGGGATCTCGCGGCGCCACAGCCAGTGCTGCACCATGATCCGCAGTCCGGCGAGTTCCTCGTGGCCGCCTTGTCCGGCGTGGCCGTAGGAGGGGCCTTCGAGGACGACGAGGTCGGCGGTGCGGAGGAACGAGCCGATCTCCTGCATGAGGAACGCGAGTCGGGGGTGGCCGCGCTGGCTGTCCTTGGTGCGGACGTGGTCGGTCCAGTCGGCGGAGCCGAGCCCGGTGGACTTGAGGGAGAGGTCGGCCCCGATCACGAGGGGCCGGGGCCCGGCCGCCGCGGGGGCGGCCGGTGCCTCGGGGGTGACGTCGAAGAGGGTGCTCACCGGGCACCACCCTTCGGGCTGTACTGGCGCTTCCCCGCGGCGTACCGCGCGTTCTGGTACTCGCGCTCGGCCTTGCGGCACGCCTCGCACAGCGGCTCCCGGCGGTAGTAGTGCTGCCGCGAGCCCCGATAGGTGCCGTGGGCGATCGGCTTGCGGAGGCTGCCGCCGCGGGGCAGCTTCAGGCCGATGTCCTTGATGAGCTGGTCGAGTTCGGCGTCGGTGAGGTCAGGCACCGGTGGCCTCCTCTCGGGTGTTGAGCGGGTCTGAGGTGGTGTTGCGGCAGTCGAGGCAGATCAGCTGCCGGGTGATGTGGGTGCGGGCGTGGACCGTGACCCGGCCCTCCGCCCGGCAGAGCGCGGCGGTCTTCTCCAGGGCCTCGACGGGCGGCGGGAGCGGCGGCCCGGTGCGGCGGTGGCGGCGCCCGGCCGGGACTGGGAGGGTCCACCAGCGGGCGAGGGACGTGGCGCCGACGAGGGCGGCCATGACGGCGGTGGCGCCGAGGGTGACGTCCGTGATCACGACGCTTCACCCGCCCGCTGCACGGGGATCAGCGGCCACTCCGTGCGCACGCCGTCCGCCCACGACTCCTTGCCGGGCGTGCTCCGGAAGTGCGCGGCCAGCGACTCCGCCTGCTCCCGTGCCCACGAGACCTGCCACAGGTGTAGTGCGCTCAGCGGGGCGCCGCCGATTCGCGGGTCCTTCGTCGCGATCCGCCACGCCACTCGGCACGCGGCGATCGCGTCCGCATCGGCGGAGTGCGCGCCGTCCAGGGCGACTTTGTAGGTGCGGCAGAGGTCTTCGAGCTTGCGGCCACCGGGCCGGTACCGGTCAACCTTCTTGTCCAGCACCCGCGGGTCGACCACCAGCAGGTCGTCGCCGACGATGTCGACCAGCGGCTGAACTCCGTGGCGGCGGGCCTCCCGGTCCAGGATCGTCAGGTCGAATGAGGCGTTCATCGCGACAACCGGCAGACCAGCCAGCACCGACTCGGCCAGCGCGGCCACCACCTGCTCGACGACCTCGGCCGCCGGCCGCCCCTCCGCGCGGGCCCGCTCGGTGGTGATCCCGTGGACCTTCGCGGCCTCTTCGGGGATCTCGATGCCCGGGTCGGCCATCCACGTGAAGGACTGAGTGGGATTGCCGCCGCCGCACTGAACGACGCACGCGGTGACGATGCGGTCCTGCTCGACATCGACGCCGGTGGTCTCCAGGTCGAAGCCGGCCAGGCGTCCCTCGTACCAGGCGGTCATGCGACCTCACCCGCCTTGAGCGCGGCGAGGAACTGCTCCAGCTGCGCGATGGTGGCGGACGAGGGGTGCAGGCCGCCGTGGCGCTGGGCGAACGCGGTCTCCAACTGTTCGGTGGTCATGCCGCGCGGCCCGGCGGCGGCCATGATCTGGAACCACATGGCCTCGGCGGCGGCCGGGTCGGGGGCGTCCACGACCTCGGCCTCGTACACGCCCTCGTCGTCCGGGGCGTCGCCGTAGTCGGCGGGGTTGAGGATCCGCTGGACGTCGTCCGGGTGTGGGCCGTCGTTGTCCGGCTTCCTCTCGCTCGGCTTCTTCACCTCGGCGCCAAGGGCCGTCGCGCGGGCGGTCAGCGTGTCCGCGAGGTTCTTGTCCATCTCCCCGCGCTCGACGGCCTGCTCATAGAGGGCGCGCACCTCCGCGGGGGTCTTCGCCTCGGCGGCGAGCGCCGCGTAGTCCGGCCGGCCGCTGGTGATGGCCACCCGCTCGGGCCCGGACGCCACCTCCTGGGGGCCGCCGGTGATCTGCCCGGCCATCAGCGCGGCCGGGGTGATCTCGACGTCCAGGGTGGGCACCTTGAAGCGGGCCAGCTTGTCCTTGACGATGGCCGTCTTCTCTTCCATCCCGAGCCACCCGGCGACGTACCCGCCGGCCTGCGACAGCAGCTCGGCGGCCGGGGGCAGGGTGACGGCCGCGTAGTAGCCCTTGGAGATGAGGAGCCACTGCCCGAGCGCTGGGACGTCGCGGAGCATGACGTTGACGCGGGTGGTCATGGCGCACTCGCGGTTGTCCGGGTCGCACATGCAGGGCCGGTCGGACTTATGCTCGGTCTGGCCGTCGCAGCGGCGCACGCACTTCGATCCGGCGTACAGCTCGTACCACTGCGAGACGGCGTCCTTCGGCGGGATCAGCACCGGGAGCCGGTTGGCCTGGGAGTAGACCTCGTACTCGGAGGGGCCGCCGTTGGCCGGGGTCCAGGGCTTGACCTCGCCGCCGTACAGCTCGGCGACGGCGGTGAGGATGTCCCGGGAGGGGCTGGTGAAGCGGAACTTGTCGAGCTTGGCCGGGCGGGTCTTGCCGTTGGCGGTGGGCACGACGTGGCCGAGGCGGATCTCGCCGAGCTGCCGCATGCGGCGCTGCAGGTCGATGATGGGCATCAGGCGGCCCTCTCTTCGTCGTTCGGGGTGGGCAGGGTGAGGGCGGGCCGGATGACCGTCTTCGAGAGGCCCGAGGTCCACTCGGCGTTGCGCTTCACGGTCAGGAAGGCCGCGTACACGTCGTCGTCGGCGACGGCCGGGATGAGCCGGTAGCCCTCGGGCCGCAGGTGCAGAACGACCCCGGCCCAGAACGTGGACGGCATCGGGATCTTCGTGCCGTCCCGCAGCCACGCCACCCGGGCCTTGCGGTAGGCGGCCATCTGCAGGGCCGCTTCCGGGTAGACGCCCTTCACGTCCAGCTCGCCGCCGGTCTTCGTGTCGCCGAGGAAGACGGCGTCGGCCGGGACGTCGGTCTGGAAGTACGCGGCGAGCGCACCGGCGATGAGCGGGGAGCGCAGCAGGTAGTCGAGCGTGCCGGCGTAGCCCTCGTCCTCGTTGCCGACGACCATCTCGGACGCCTCGAAGCTGACCTGCCACTCCTCGACGAAGCGGAGGAAGTGGTCGAGGAACGGCGCCAACTCCTCGTCGGCGAGCAGCTCCTCCGGCATCGGCGTGCCCAGGACATGCGCTTCGACGAGCCGGTGGACGGCGGTGCCGATGTCGCCCCGCTCGTCCTTCTTGCGGACGTGGGCGCGGCGCAGCCAGTCGTACGCCTCGGTGCGCTGGTCGAGGCGGAGCGACGAACTGACCAGGTAGGGCAGGTTGTTCATCGCGGTCTCGGCGGTGATGTTCCCGGCCCAGAAGGTGAGGGCGTCGCCCTTGCTCGTGCCCTGCTCGAGGATGGTGGTGACGCGGCGGAGCTTGAGGTCGGTGCCCTTGACGCGGTACCAGCCCTGGCTCGGCTTGGGGATGCGGTCGGTGCCGGTCGGCTCCTGCTTGGTGCGGGAGCGGCGGCCGGCGGCCGGGGCCTTCGAGGTCCCAGCCGTCGTGCTTGTCGTCATCAGGCGGTACCGCCCCTCGGCTTCGGCTTCACACCGGCGGCCTGGTACCACTCGCTGAACTCGGCCGAGCCCATGCCGGGCTCGGAGCCGTCGACCGCGGCCTGCATGGCGGTGGCGGCGGTGAGGGCGAGCGTGGCGTGCGCCTGCGCCTCAGTGGCCAGCGCGGCGCCCACGGTGGGGTCCGCCCCGTCGCCGTAGGTGAAGCGGTGGGCCATGGTGAGGAGGCGCTCGGCCTCGCGGTAGTGCTCGGGGCCGGTCATGAGCGGCCGTCCTTCCTGGGGGTCGGGCACTCGTGCCGGGCGGCGAGCGCCATCAGGTCGATGAGGGTCTGCGGGCCGACGCCCTGCATCAGCTCGCGGCAGGCGTTGCACCGCACTTCGCCCACGGCGCGGTCGCTGCCGTCGCTGGTCGTGAACACAGCGCTGAACTGGTCGAGGACCCAGCCGTCGGCGCCGGAGTGGCTGCGGCCAGTGGCGTAGCCCTCGCGGTACGCCTCATCGCGGATGGCCTGGTACAGCTCGTCGGTGCGGGCGTCCGTCGTCTCGCGCGGCGTCCACACGTCCGACGCCATCGCCACGTAGCGGCGGAGCTGGTCACGGGTGCTCACGAGGTGGCACCTGCCTCACGCTGCGCCCGAGCCAGCGCGAGCAGCAGGGCCTCGGCGGGCGAGCCGCGGAACGCCGCGCCGTACGCGATCTCGTGGCGGATGGCGATCCGGCGGGCGGCCTCGGGCCCCGCCTGGACCTCGCGGCGGGCGATCTGCCCGAGGACCCGCTCGCTGTCGGGGGTCGGCGTCATGAGCGGCCGTCCTCTCCGGTGGTCGTGCTGATCAGGTGGTAGGTGCGGCGCCCGGCCGCGTTCGTCGCGAGGAGCTGGCCGCGCGCGGCCAGCGAGCGGAGGTCCTTGCGGAGGGTGTTGCGGCGGGCGGTCGGCCAGGGCGAGTCGGCCATCAGCTGTTCGGCGCCCTGCACGGTGAGCGGCCGGCCGTCGGCCTGTATGGCGGCGAGGAGGTACGCGCGGCGCGTCATCGGCTCGGTCAGGGTGCTCATGCCGACCGCCTGTCCTGCTGCTCCGGGAGCGGGTTTTCGGCGAGGTGCTTACGGGTGCGGGTGTGCGACGGGTGCTTGATCAGCGACGCGCCCCGGGCGACCTTCGCAGCGGTCTCCGCCGACCGGTCCGCCAACGGCTTCCCGAGCTTCGCCATCCGGCCGGCCACCCGCATCGCCTGCGGGCCGGTCAGCGCGACCTTCGTGGCCAGGTGCTCGACCAAGCGGGCCTGGAGTCGCTCGAAGGCGTACCGCGGCTCGTCGGGTGTGCTGCCCTCGGCCGGGCTGGCGATCTCCATGAAGTCGTCGAAGAACTCGCCAGCCAGCAGGTCGAGGAGTTCACCGACGTTCGCGTGGACGAGGGGCTCGACGTCGGCGGTGACCATGAGGGGTGTGGCTTCGATGTACATGGGGCCGCGGACGGCCTCGGTCTTCTCGGTCATCGGGTGCTCCCGGGGCGGCGGTTGGCGAGACGGTGCGCGGCACGCGCGCAGAGGGCGGGGGCGTCGGTCGCGCAGTAGGCGAGGAACACGGCGCAGGCGATGGCGAGCCAGAGAAGCCACTGGACGGTGGTCACGAGGCACCACCCGCCTTGGAGACGACACCGCCATGTACGCGGGCCACGTGCCTGTGGAGTTCCTCCTCGGCGGACCCGTCGTCCGCGTGCCACGTCGACGTGCTCCACCCGCACTTGCAGACTCGGAAGACCTTCGCGTCGACGCCGGGAACCGGGCCGCTGCCGAACGGGTTCGTTTCGGCGGTGTAGCCGTGGCAGTCGTCGGCCTCGCACTTGTACGGGTCGATGACCGGGGCGAACAGGCGCCGCTCGTCGTCCTGGGGGCAACGGCACACCGCCTTGCGGGCGGCGCGGCGGGCCAGCATGCGCGCCTTGATCTGCGCCTGCGTCGGCTGCACCCAGGTGTGGAAACCCCGGCGCGGCATGTACCAGCAGCCGTGCGAGCGCTCTTCACGGCCGCACCAGCGGCAGCCGTTCGGAGTCGGTGTCTTGCCGTGCGGCCAGCGGATCTGACCGTGCAGCATGCCGGTGGCGGCGTCGCGTCGGCCGTAGCCGATCAGGTGCTTGGTCGGGTCGGGAGTCGCCATCACTCGTCGGCCCCCTCGTCGTATTGGGAGGTGACCTCCAGCGGGGTGACCACGTAGCCCGTGCCACGGATCAGCTCGCCGGTCCCGGCCGGGGTGATGTGCAGCTCGTACTCGGCGTCCGGGCCGATGCCGTCCGCCACCCAGCTCATGCCGCGGATCGAGCCCTTGGGCTCCTCCTGCCGCACCTTCGCCTCGCAGTGCTGCTGTGCGGCCTCGCGGGTGGTGTACAGGCCCATCACGATCGAGTCGTGCGACGCCCGGTAGACCGTCAGCGGGGCGGTCTCGCGCTCGTGCAGCGTCACGGCCGTGTCGGAGAGTGCCTCGTTCGTCGAGTGCCGCTCCGCGAGCAGCTGCTCGACACGGGCCTCGGCGTCCAGCAGGCGGCGCAGCACCGACCCCATCCGCTCACCCGCCCACGAAGTGAGGTTGAGGCAGAACAGGTCCTCCCACGTCGGGTGCTCGTGCTCCCGACGGTCGCGCACCGACTCACCGAGCCGGACGAGCAGGCCGTCACTCGCGGGCTTCGCCTCGCCGATCAGCTCGGCGATCGCGGCGCGCTCCTTCTCCCGATCCGACGGCTGCGGGCCCACCGGCACCGGCAGCGCATCCGCCGACCCCGCGATCCCGTGCTCCGCCAGCTCAGCCAACGTCGCCATCACGAACGGCGGGCAAGAGCACACGCCCTCCGGCGCGTACAGCGACTCACCGCCACGCAGCTCACCACGACGCGTCCACACCGTCCCGTCAGCGGTATTCACCACCAGCGGGGCGCTCATGCCGCCACCGCCTGGGAGGCCGCCGCCGAGCACGACGCCCACACGTTCACCCGCACGTCCCGCCACGACGCGAACACCGTGAAGCTGACCTGCGCCTGCGCGGTCATCGGCTGCTCGTGCAGCTCCGCGCCCAGGGCCTCGGCGTAGGCCTGCATGGCCGGTCGGACGTCGGCGTCCGCGTTGTGGGCGACGGTCCCGGACAGCAGCCCGTCGCGGTCGATCCGCCAGTTCGCGGCGGCCAGTTCGGGGTGCTCCATGAGGAGCTGCACCAGCGCCAGTGCGGCGCCGTGCTGGGGGTTAGGGTTGGTCTTCAAGGTGACCTTCTTCCTTGGGTGATGCGGTCGCCGAGTCGTAGGGCTGCTCAGGCCGGCACAGTCGGAGCGGCCCTTCGGCGTGTTCGGGGTGAATCAGGCGGCAGCGGCCGCCGGCCGGGGCGCCGGAACGCTGCCACCGGGGCGCGTCATGATCCGACGCAGCTCCTCGACGAGCTCCGGCGTCGGGTCCGGGGCAGCGTCGACAAGCTCGTGGATCTGAGCGATGACCGCGTCGCCGAGGAGCGCGCGGCGCTCTTCGCGGGTCATGCGGCGACTCCGGCGAGTTCGTCTTCCTCGTCGTCGACCCGGTCCATGACCGTGCGAATGTCGAGGTCATATGCCTGTGCGAGTCGTAGCGCCGAGATCAGGTCAGGTTGCGTCTGGCCGGCGAGGATCCTGTACGTCGAGGACGTGTTGATCCCGGTCCGCTTCGCGACGGCGTACGGCGTCTTGTCGCCGTGCTTCCAGGCGATGTCCAGGAGCTTCCGGACGTTGAGTCGGTACAC